TGATCATGACCACCCCCCCCCATGATCATGAGGGGGGAACACGCCCACGCTCCAAGATCCACCCCCAGGTACAAGATCCAGAAGCAGGCACCGGAGGAAACGAACACGGGGCCGGTCCAGGCTACGCATAGCACCCTGATCCGTGCCCTTGTTCCCTGATCCATGACTCTTGTTCAATGTCTTGAACGTGGGCCCTGATTCTCCTGGCGGGGGAGGGACCATGACCCAGGAACATTATGGTGTAGCGGAGTGCATGTTGATATGCATCTTCCCAACACTGCATGTTTGCCTGCATCCTGATGGGCATGTGGGAACTTGAAGCCGGACAGGCTGGGATCAGGGACGAGGACGTGACCGCGTCCGTGCCCTTCGTGCGGGCCCTGGTGGTGCAGCGCCTGGAACAGGCGTGGAGGGCTTGTGATCCACACATCCAGGTGCAGGTCAATCCGGACACTGGTCTAGTGATGAGGCCCGATCCCCGGTTCATTGAAGCCGGACTCAGAATCCTCGATCGTCTCTCTTCCTTGTATCGCCTACATGCCCCACAATCCTCGATGCCTGATGCCGATCTTGAGGGTCGAGCGGGGATTCAGGGCATCGTGAGGGCCCAGATCGAGGAGATGGAAAACCGCTCCTAGGTTCCGCAAGATCAACTAACTTATTTTTGGTACTTTCCGCATTTTCGTAAAGCGCAGGGACTCTAGAAGATTGCCGTCTAGGGTCCCTTTTTCGTGCCCAGAAGCTGATACTTGAACCGTTTATGTCTGTATCAGGTTCTAAACAATACCAAAAATAGGGAATAACGCACTGCAAAGTGTCTATAGCGTAGTTGATCTTGAAGGGGTACGTAACGCTAGCAAGGCTTTGCAGTGCATGTTTCCCTATTTTTTGGTAGAGTTGGTGGATCCAGAAAGTACAGGTTCACGGAGGTGGATGCGTGGCGCGAAGGTTGGAGGGTGAAGAGGCACGGCTGGAGATGGAGCGAGTGTTCCGGTTCCAGTTCGAGTTCCTTGACGATGTAATGAACGGGGACGTCTGGCACCTAGTCCGGACAAAAGACTTCCCCACCCATTGGCCGGCCAAGACCCTGCATCAGCGGCTGTACTCTGCCGCGTACTACCGCAAGGGTCGGCTGCGATTCTGGCGTGTGGACGAGGACACCTACGGGGTGCAGTTCTATGAACCGCTCCCCGCGACCAAGGCGCCTACTCTGGAGCCATGACCAGATCCATGCAACGCAATCGACACTGGATCACGGCTGTGCTGGGAACCCTGAGCCTGCTGGTCCTGGCCGTCACGATCCCGCTCAGTCGACCGGTACCGGTAGCAGATCCGGTGCCGGTCGATGAGCTTGTACACCACCTGCAACTGGACCTGGCCGGCTGCCAGGTGAAGCTGGAGTCGGCCACCACACCCGAACAGGAGCAGCGAGCGCAGGAATGTCTACAGGACACGCAACGTGCATTGGACCGGCTCTCGGCGACACCCACGCCTTCGAGTACGTCTACACCGACGCCGGAACCTTCGTCTTCACCTACCTCTGTCCCGACCACAGCACCCCCCTCGCCTACCCCCTCGCCCACGCCCACCTCACCCACGTGGCCCTGTGCACTGCCGGCGTACCCGACCGCGAGCTGTACCGGTGTGCCTGCCACCTGGCATCCGGTGACCACGGTGAACGGGGATCTGACGGTGAGTCAGGACGGGCGGGTGCTGGACAACTTCCTGGTCAAGGGGACGTTGTTCATCCGGGCCCAGAACGTGACGGTCAAGAACTCGATGGTCTACGGGCAGATCTACAACCAGGTCTCTAACCGGGCCTACAACGGGCTGCTCATCATGGACACCACAGTCGGCCCGCCCAGCGGCATTCTGCGGGGCGGAACCGGGGCGGTTGGTGTGTGTGGGTACACCGCGATCCGGGTTCATATTCGGAATAGCACTGAAGGATTCCGTATCGGTGGCGGTGGTGACTCGGGGAACCGCTGCCAGAAGGTGACCATCCAGGACAGCTTCGTCAAGCTGGTCCAGGACGGGAACGTGGAGACCCACGCTGACGGGATCCAGGAGTTCGACGGGATCCCCGGGGGCATGGAGGTCATCCACAACACCATCGACGCCCGGATCGGACAGCCTGAGGCCAACGCCGCGATCGCGGTGGGGGCAGCCGGCTTCGGTGGGGTGTTCAAGGACAACCTGGTGGGTGGCGGCGGCTACGTGCTGCGGTTCCTGACCTCGGGGTCGGCCTTCTACCCGGACATCTCCGGGAACCGGGTGATCGACAAGAGCTGGGGCTTCGGGCCAGCAGACGTAGACAACTGCTCGCTCGTGGCCCGCTGGCACGACAACCGGGTGGCTACGATCGACTCCAGCTACCGGATCCTGACCTTGGGCGCCAGGGTGGCTAACTGTCCCGAGACCCCCTAGGATAGATACCGGCCCCCTTCCGGGGGGAGCCTCCCCCACGAACCACCCTCCCGTGCTCACGCCGGGAGGGTGGTTCTTTTTCTGCCCAGCCCTTGACACCCCAGAGATCCCTGGTACAGTTCATGGTACCGGTGAAGTTGAACGGGCGAGGCTATGCCCCCGTTAACCCCGGACCAATCACTTAAAGCCCTTAGAAAGGGGAACGTAGTCATGCACGAAAAGAAGCTGGAAATGCTCCTGTGGCTCAAGAAGGCGTGCCGGGCAGCGACAACGTTCGGCTTCACCACCTCAGCCATTGGAAACGTGCTCCACGCACCACACACACCGTTCGGAATCGGCATCTCACTGGTCGCGCCAACGTTCCTGTTCGTGGCCTTCGAGATCGTCACCCGGATCCCGATGGACCCTGATCGCAGTTGGTGGTTCAAGATCCTTCGGGTCGTTGGCACCGCCTCGATCGCGGCCATCACCGCCATCCTGTCGTACTTCCACCAGCGTGACGCCATCTTCCTGCACAGCGAAGGCGACCAGCTCGCGGCGTATCTTCTGCCGCTGGCTATCGACGGTCTGATGATCGTTGGTTCGGTTTCACTCATCGAACTGGGCTTCCAGATCCAGAAGGTGGAGGCGTACATTGCGGCCGGCAACCGGGTCGTCAAGACCCAGGAGCCGGAGCTTCCGCTCCAGAAGGAGCGGGGACCTAACGGTCGCGAGCGGGTGATGGCAGTCCTGGCGAAGGACCCGATCGTGACAATCAAGGTCCTGGCCCAACGAGCCGGTGTATCCGAGGGATACGCCAGCACCCTGGCCAAGGAACTGCGCAGTCTCAACGGTGCCGAACTGATCGATGTCAACTAGCTCAAACAAAGAAGCCCCTACCGGGATCCGGTAGGGGCTTCTTTGCATCTACACCCGGTGACGCCAGGCGGGCAGTTGATTCTTCTCTGACTTCTTGCCCTTGTTGTACCGCTCGGTGAGCTGGTCGGCTACCGCCATCGCAATGCGCACGTTGCGCAGGTTGGCCAGCACCCGGGCCTCCTGGTGCAGGGACTGAGGGCCGCCCTTGTATTCCTTGAGCACGGCGATCAGGTTGGTCAGATCCAGCTTGGAGCCGTGCTCAGCGATCAGGCGCCCGACACCTTCGAAGATGGGTGCCACCACGGCGAAGCGGTTGTGACCCCACGCCTTGGTCAGCACCATGATGGTGGCGTGGACCAGGTTGGGTTCCACCTGGGCCTTCTCGGAGAGCAGGTAGATGCGCTCCAGGGAGCCGATGGCACACATGGAGCCGTCAGCCTGCTGGTTGTTCGGCTTCCAGCCGAAGTGGCGCAGCGTTTCGGTGACCTCCACCGCTACCGGGTCGCCCTCGGTGACCCGAACGTTCCACCGGTCGTACAGCTTGGGCTGGTTGGTGGTGTTCAGGGCCAGGAACATGCTGGCCTCTTCTTGCAAGGTCAGGCCCTCGAACACTCGGGCCGGCACGGTCCCCTGGTTGTCGGTCAGGCGGCGTACGGCCTCCACCCGGTGCCAGCCGTCCAGGACGACCTGGTTGTCCTCGTCACGCCGTGACACGGTGATGACACCGATGGCGTCAGGGTTGTAGTTGCTGACGATGTTCTGCACCTTGGCCATGTCGATCGCGGCCCGCTGAACCTTGTGGTCGATGGTGAGGGCGCCGACACCGATCTCTTCCTCGCTGTACTTGTTCCTGCTCATTTTTCTCCTCGTTTGCGTCGCAGTTTCTTGATCACTTGGTACAGGTCGAACCGATCTTTCATGAACGTGTCGATAAACCGATCCAGTTCTTCGGCAGCGAACTTGTCATGCACCTCCAAGATCCCTTGTAGGGCCTTGACAGAGGCGCCCATCGTTACGACCGAATTGGTCAGGATCGACCACTGTTCCTCGTAGGAAGGGTTTGCTAGGCGGCGACGAAGAAACTGAACCCTGGGGCCCGCCGAATAAACTGTCAGTTCACCCCTGTCTACCTGTTCAAGCACCTTCAAAGCGTGCTCGTGGTCAGGATGGGTTGGGTCCCACACCCGGGCGAGCAGGAAGACCGCCTGTTGAAGTTTCCCCTGGTGATAGCCTATGGCTTCCCCCAGCAAGACCCGCTGACTAAACGCGGTGTCATTGTTCTTCCTGGCGACAACCCCCGCCATTCCTGGTGTCTTCTTCCACCTCCGTAGGCGAGACCCAACACCCGCAAGTATGGGTCGAGTCACCTGGTAGAGGTACCAGGCGCGGTAATGATCTGCTGGTACGGCGTGTAACCCATCCTTGAGGGTGCTGGTCATTGTTTCGACGACCAGATCAAAGTCGCTGGTCACTACCACGGGCACGTGCGTGATGCCGAGGTTCTTGGCCGCAGCGATACGACGTACCCCGTCGATGACAACATGGTCCGGACGGGCGACGAGGGGTTGCTGTATCCCCACTTTTTTGATCGATTGTTCCAGGGCCGCCTGAACCTCAACGGGTCCCGTTCGGATGGGACGATCGATGATCAATGAGTCAATGTCTACATCTTCGACCATTCACGAACTCCTCCATCTAGGGGAGTACCCCCTTGCTTACGAGCCCAACGTAGCTCGTCCACGAGGGACTGTCAAGTCATGAAGGAACCCAGCAGGCTGGCCATGCGGGCACGGCCCAGACCGATCCAGAAGGCCGTACCCGGCTGATCCTCAGGGGTCCGGGTGATGGGGTAGTCGCAGGACTCCAGGCGCCGCATGAAGCGACGGCTGCCCAGCCGGTGCTCGCCTACCGACTGGCTCCAGGTCGAGTACATGTTGTACAGCTCCAGCAGGCTGACCCGTTCATGCTCTTGCAGGACCAGCACCCCATCGTTGATCTTGTCGTCCAGGAACCGGACCACCGAGTCGGACTTGGAGCGGTGCTCCGATGAGCTACGGCGGATCGGGTCCGGTTCATCTAGACCCCGGGCCTGGAATTCACGCACACCCTCCAAGATCCAGTTCAGGATCCCGTCAGACTCCGCCTGCAAGATCTTCCGGGCGATGTCGGGGATTTCCACCTGCTCGCGGCCGAACTGGGTCGTGAACGGGATCAGCTTGGCCCGACGCCAGATGGCATCGTCATCAGAGTTGAACCGAGGGGGATGGTTGGTGGCCAGCCACAGGGAACACTCCGGCGTCCACTCCTGATACTCCTGGTACAGGCCCCGGGAAGAGATCTGGTCTCGGCCGGTGATCCGCTTCAGCAGATCCTCATCGAAGCTGGCGTTGTCGGCGGTCTCGGAGGTGGAGACGAAGCGACGACCCCGCAGGCGGTGAAGATCATTGGAGGGGGCCTTGTCCCGGGACATTTTGAACGTGCCTGGTGGTGCGGTGGCCGCGTAGTCCCCGAAGACCATCTCCATGATCCGAACGAACTGGCTCTTGCCTGTTCCGGAGGGTCCATGGATCAGGAACATGGCCCGCTGGTCAGCGTCCCCGAGCAGGGTGTAGCCCACCGCCCGCTGGACATAGTCCCGGGTTGCCTCATCAGGCAGGACTTGTTCGATGAACTGGTCGAAGTTGGGACAGGCGGCCTGCGGGTCGAAGGCGGCACCCATGGTCCGGGTCATGCGCTTACCCGGGTCGTGGGGGTGCAGTTGTCCGTCTTCAAGATCCAGGATGCCGTTGTCCAGGTTGACCAGGTGCCGGTCCGGGTTCAGATCCTCGGTCCCGATGGTCATGGTCGGCTCAGTCTTCAGGGCGTTGACGGCCGCCTGGATCCGGGCCATGTTGCCGGCCAGAATCCAGCGTTTCAGCGCCTTCTCGTCCCCGTTGGCCTCGGCCCGGTCACACATCTCCCGGGCCAGGATCTTGAACTCATACTCGATGCTGTTGCCCAGGTCAGGAGCCCAGACCTTGCCGTCCCAGACGTAGAACTGCCGCTCCTGGCGCACGTAGGCGTACCGGTTTCTGATGCGGTCTCTCAAGTAGCGTCCGTTTCCGTCATCGTTGTTGCGGTAGTACGGATCTACGTACTCCACTCCATCGATGATCCACTCTTCCAGTTCTGGTGGCGTAACCGCACGGGACCCATATCCCCTGGATGCTAGCTCAACCGCAGCAGCGTGGAAGTTCCCCCCGAAGTTCAAAATGGCGTGAGCGGCGAACTTCGTGTAACAGGTATTCGCCTCAAAGACCGTGGAGGTGCTGAAAACGTACAGACGGTCCCGATCGTTGGCCCGGCCGGTGGTGGCCGAAGCTCCCTCCCGAGGATTCTTCCCTGGCCGGGTCCAGTGCCGCTCCTGACCCCGAGCATGCTCCAGGGACCAGCCGTGCGGCTCCAGGATCTCGGCCCAGTCGGTACGCAGCTCGAAATCATCACCCGGGGTTAAGGTGGCCCCGCTCAACCGGCGCCCCGGGGGGGACGTGATCGGGAGCGGGGCCGATGGGTGGATCTGGGATGGAGGAACCGGAACCACCGCACGCGAGTCTAGCGCGGCACGCAGGGCTTGGTGGAACAGGCAGCGCTGCTCCCAGGTGATCTCGGGGACCTTGCCGAAGCTGCCATGAACCAGCGTCCACGGCTCCCCGGTGGCATGCACCGGGCCCGAGGTGGGGGCCACGATGACGTAGCCGCCCTCGCCCCGGGTCTCGGCCATGACGTGGTTTGAGGCGTCTTGGGCGATCTTCTCGTTGCCCGGAACATCATGATCAGAGATCCGGTACAGGAAGTGGATGCCCCCGGAAGGGGTCCACTCCATGTATCCCTGACACAAGATCTCCCAGATCCCGGAAAGGTCCGGAGTGGTCATCTCGGCGGCAATCTTGGTGAGCTGATCGGGCTCGGCGGCCCGTGCCTCCAGCTCGGTCATCTCCAGGCCGCCGGAGACCTTTCCGCAGATCAAGGCCAGTCCATACTCCTGGCCGTTACCCCACCAGTAATTGACCTTCTCCATTGAGGGTGGGGCCGCGATGTATTCACCCCAGCGAACGGCTGGACGTTTAGTGCCATTCGCCATCACCGGTATCGTCGACACGCCGGCAAGATGCCATGTGCGGGCAGCTTCTGCTAAGCTCATCGCATCTCCTCGTTCCACACTGATGGCCCCTCCTGCTGAGGTATGGGGGCCATCAGTGGTTTACGGCCCTGTAGTCCTACATCATCATCCTGATCGGCTGGTTGCGCCAGTGGCGCGCCAGTCAGTAAGGGATGCCTTCGCGCGGCGGAGGCGGTGGCAGATGGACCCCCTGTTGGGACTGGCGGGCCAGTCGCTCCAGAGTGGTCATCGCAGCCACGTTGGTGGTCGGGGCCACGTATGGCACCTCGGCCGGCGCCGCTACCGCACTGATGGAACCAGGCTGCGGCTTATTGGCCGGGGTACTGGGGCAGAAGTCCGGATTGGCCTTGAGCCAGGTCTCGGCTCGGGCCCGACAGTCTGGATCAGACAGCACCGAGATCAGTTCGAACGGTGCATTGAACCCGGTACTAGCGGTGCCCTGGGTCATGAGGCAGAGCATCCGGATGCCGATCTTCTCCTTGAGCATCATGATGAGCCGCGACTGACGCCACCACACCCGCCGGCACAGTTTCCCGGGTACGCCCACCTCATCGGGGAGATCCAGGTCACACACATCCAGGATGACGGCGTCACTGGGCTTGTCCGGTCGGGTGAACTTGGTCGGGCTGTGGGCGATGTAGTCCACCGGCCACAGGATCAGCAGGTGTCCCACGATCTCGCGGGGGTTGAGCCGATCGCCGGAAAGATTGGGTTCTCCCCATTCCTCTTCCACGTCTCGTTCTCCGTCTCTACTCGTCACCGTCCGGGGCAGCCCCTGTCGTCTGCTCCGCGCTCGCTGTCCCGCCCTGGGTCATACCACGGGCACAGTCCACAACCGTTACCGGGCCAAGCGTCTACCTGCTCCCAGCGATGGGGGTTAGACAGCACGTCCAGACCTATAACGGTGCGACTGATCTCTCCAAGGCGATGTAGAGCATCGTAGGCCACTTGCGGATCAAAGTCAGCAACCCAGCAGTAGCTGTCACGTAACCATCCGGCACGGGGGTAGTAGATGACGGCCACCTTATTGACCTTGTATCCCAGATTCAGGTATCCCAGGCCGTAAAGCTGAACCTGTACTTGATGTTCAGGCTTTGGTCCCTGCACTCGAACCTGCTTCATGACGGTCGAGCCAGCCCCCTTATGGTCGATGACCACGCCCCGGTGAGTATCGAAAAGATCACCCCGGCCAGTGATCAAATCGGTCACCGGAAGGGTCCGCTCGGTCACCCAGCGAGTGGAGGAGTTGGCCAGATTCCAGTTGGTCACCGCAGCATCCAGCCAGGTGTGGATTGCAGTGCCCACGATTGCTGGCCACGGGTCATCGTCCACATTGACCTCAGGGATCTCGGCGACCTGGTAGCCGATGCGACGGTCACAGACCACGCCGATCTGCGAGGGTCCGATCATCTTCTGCCGGGAGCGGGGGGCATCCCGATCAGCCCATAGAATCATTTGCATAAGTTCATGTTTCAACAGGGCTGCATCAGGATTTTCTCCAGCATCGGCCCAAGGGGCGCAACCTGGATGGGTGGTGCCAGCTGCTGGATCAACCGGGGTCTGACAGATCGGGCAGTTGACAAAGGTCATCGCACATCCGCCATGAACTTGTCCAGATCACTGCGACGAAGCCACATCCCCAGGATGCCCAGGTCCACTCCGTTGACCCGACCCTGGCGACAGTGCTGGAGCAGGATTTCATGGGGAAGCCCAGCGGCCCCGGCGACCAGATGAAACGGAATTAGTCCCCCTAGGTCCAGGCCCTGTTCGCTCAGCAACTCCAGCGCCTTATTGGCCTGGATATAGAACCGACCGAGTCGCTCGGCAATAGAGGGACGAAGGGCCGCACCAGTGCCAGATTCCCAACGTCGGTAGCTGACAGCATTCATGTAGAGCACCTCGGACATGATGTTCACCGAAAATCCGAGCTGCTCGCGAAGCTGCTTGAGACGGCCGTCTTCTACCACTTCACGGCCAAGAAGAACGTGTTCAATCATTTCGGAAGTCATGTTGATCAGGGTACCCCCTGGATACGACAAAAGAAGCCCGGCGCCAAAGACGCCGGGTGGTCCTTTGATACTACAGGCCGTTTATGATCATCTCGTGGGCCTGTCCCTTCTCAAACGAGTTTCCCGACTTCCGACAGATGTCCGGGAACAGTGGCTGTCGGAACAGTCCGACCTGGCCCTGGAGGAGATGGCCCGGGGAGAGTGGTGGTGGGTCGCCCGACCGGAGCAGATCCCCCCACCTGGGGACTGGCTGGTCGCCCTGGCTCTTGCCGGCAGAGGTTGGGGGAAGAGTCGGGCCGGTTCGGAGTGGCTCACTGACCAGATCCAGAAGCACCCGGTCGACCGAGCTGGGCGCCCCACCGAGTGGTTGGTCATCGGGGAGACTCTGGCCGATACCCGCACCATCTGTATGGACGGGCCGGCTGGCATGCTCTCCGTTCTGGACCGGCGCAAGATGCCCCACCGCTACAAGCAGTCCCCCCGTCCCATGGTCCTGTTCCCGGATGGGGTGAAGGTCTACGCGGAAGGTGCGGATGACGAGGATGTGGGGCGTGGATACAACGCCTCGGGCTGTTGGTGCGTGGCTGAGGGCGAACCTGTCGTCACCCTCAAGGGCCCAGTAAGCATAGAAAACGTTCAGCCCGGAGATTTGGTGGCGACCACTCAGGGATGGCGGCGGGTGCTTCGAAGCGGGTTGTCCGGCAAGGGTGCCCAAGTACTCCGCATACACACCTCGCAAGGTTCCGTTGCCGTCACCGGCGATCACCGAATATGGGCTAATGGATCTTGGGTAAGAGCAGATCAGGTCCATATTGGTGATACCTTATCGTCATGGTCATCCAAAATGGATACGCAGATCCTGTGCCATCCTCAGCCCCCGCCTTCTTCGAGTGGGGAGGAGAGTCCTGGTTCTACAACAAGCGGGCCAGGTACTACTACAACCGAGACGGGATGCTCCTGCATCGAGCCGTCTGGATCAGCGTCCATGGAGTCATCCCCGAGGGCTACGAGATCCATCACATCGATCGAAGCCGAAGTAACAACTCCCTATCGAACCTTGAACTTCTCACCATCTCAGACCATCGCAGACTTACTGCCCTGCAACGAGACGATGATGCGTGGACGAGACACCAGACACCAGAGGCGGTTCGCGACCGGCTCCGGGCCTACTGGCAACGACGGGAACCGCGTCCAGTTATCTGCGACATGTGCGGTAGTACCTTCCTCAGTACCGGGATGCGAGCCAAACGCTGTTCAGACGACTGTCGACGAGAATCAGCCCGTAGATACGGTGCCAGTGGTCGTGCTGCACGTAGAGCGGGAGATCAACCCCGCTGATGTCTTTGACCTGGTCGTGGAGAATGTTCCCGAGTTCTTCGCTGGTTCAGGTCGTATCAAGATCCACAACTGCGACGAGTTAGCCAAGTGGCCCAAGCCATACGAGTCTTGGTATGAAGGCATCTTGCCTTCGCTCCGCATCGACCTTGTCGACGATCACCCACGGGCATTCGTCACCACCACCCCCAAGCCGATCAAGCTCCTGATCGAATGGCTGTCCCGCAGTGACGGGACCGTCCACGTCATGGGTGGATCCACCTTCGACAATGCTGACAACCTGTCCCAGCACGTGCTGCGGGAGCTGAAGAACCGCTACGCCGGCACCGCCCTGGGTGAGCAGGAGTTGTACGGCAAGATGCTTGACGCCACCGGGGGCGGACTGTTCAAACGGATGGACATCTACCGCAACCGGATCGTAGGAGTTCCCGATGAGTTGGTTGCCCGCGTTGTGGGAGTGGACCCGAACCTCACCGGCGAAGAGGCCGAGACCGGGATCGTGGTGGTGGGTCGGGACCCGGCGGACGAAATGTTCGTGCTCGCAGATCACAGCTTCCCTGGCACTGGTCGAGCGGCTGCTATTCACATGTGGCGGGTCCTGGCCCAGTACCGAGCAGATCTTCTCGTCTATGAAACCAACCTGGGTAAGCGCTGGATGCAGGAAGTGCTCCAGGATGCGTACGTGGAACTACGCGACGAGGAAAGGCTGTTCCCGCCCGGCACCACCCCCCCCATGAAGGGTGTGGATTCCAAGCACGGGAAGAAGACCCGGGCCGAGCCGGTGGCTATGCGTAACGAACAGGGACGCCTGCATATGGTCTGCACCTGTGGTGTAGTGGACCTGTCCCAGTGCGCGGAATTCGAGGAGCTGGAGAACCAGATGGTTCTGTTCGATCCCGAGTCCACCCGCGATTCCCCGGACCGGATGGACGCCCTGGTCCATGCCTGTCGATACCTGATGGCGGGGGAGAAACGACGGATGCGGGTGTCGGATCCAGGCAAGTACGATTTCCGTCTCGGCCAGGAGCTTTACGACCTGGGCCGACTCCTCTGAGGATAACGCGGCTACTACCTATTGCGTGATCAATGGCCTTAGAGTATGAGGCGTGCTGGTCGTCAGTTTGATCGTGGGGGTTCTCGCAGTAGCCCGGGTGACCCGGCTACTTGTCGAGGACAAATTAGCGGTCGGCTATCGCCAGTGGGTGGTGAAAAAGTGGGGTCCCCAGTCGCTGGCCGCCTATCTGGCCCACTGCGTCTGGTGCACCAGTATCTGGGTGGCGATCCCGGTGATGCCGGTGGTCACCTTGTTCCCCAACGTCTGGGTGATCAGCGTCCTGGCCATACCGGCCGCCTCCATGATCTGCGGCCTGCTGCTGGACCGTGATAGCTGATGGGACGGTTCCGGCGCACCCCACAGGTCACCCCACCGCCCCATGAGGCAGCCTCCAGCCTGGTTGCCTCGGCCGCCCGGGTCAACCTGGAGGGTCAGAGTTGGCGCACCTACCGGTTCGGCAACGACGAGTGGCAGTCCGAAGCCTGGCGCCTCTACGACATCGTGGGAGAGCTACGGTTCGCCGCCAACTGGGTGGGCTCAGCCTGCTCCCGGGTGCGGATCTATGTGGCCGACGTGGACAAGAACGGCCGGGTCCAGCAGGAGAGCACCGACCCGAAGGTTGCCGCCATTGCCGACACTGTGCTCGGAGGTCCCAGCTCCAAGGCTGAAGCCTTGAGATTGGCAGGGATCAACCTGACGGTGGCGGGGGACTTCTACATCGTCGGACGCGGGGCCAAGAACGACGATGATCCAGATAAATGGTTCATCGTCTCCTGTTCGGAACTGAGGCGATGGGGAGGCAACATTGCCTACATCTACCCGGACGGCTCCAAGGAATACCTGGACCCTAACTCTGACCTTGTTATCCGAGTCTGGACTCCCCACCCGCGCCGCAATATCTGGGCTGATTCTCCGACGCGGGCGGCTTTGCCTATGTTGTGGGAGATCGAGCGTCTCACACGTTATGTGTTTGCCCAGATTGACTCTCGCCTGGTGTCTGCTGGACTTCTACCGATCCCACAAGAGATCAGCTTCCCGGACGATGACAGTGACGAAGATGGCAGGCTCACTGGTGCCGAGGGCCTGACCACCAAGCTGCTGCGCACTGGCTCGGCCTCCTTGAAAGGCGAGGGCACTGCCGCTGGAGTGGTCCCCACCATCATGGAAGTTCCGCTGGACGCCCTGGGCAAGATCCAGTTGGTGAACTTCGCCAGCGAGCTGAGCCGACAGGCTCTGGACCTTCGCCAAGAAGCAGTGAGACGTTTCGCTTTAGCGATGGATATGGCGCCGGAAATTCTGCTGGGAACCGGGGACGCAAATCACTGGTGCGTCGATGACCAGACCCAGATCCTCACCCGAGATGGATGGAAGAAGGAGAGCGAGATCCAGGTCGGGGATCAGGTCCTGACCTTGAACCACGAGACCGGGCTCAGTGAGTGGGGGCCCGTCAAGGACATCTACCGAGCTGAGGTCGTAGATGAACCGATGCTCTCGATGCAGCGTAAGGGTCACTCGTCACTGACCACTCCGGAGCATCGTTGGCCGGTCCTGCGACCGCGCTACCAAGACGGTGTCAGGTACCTGGCTCGTGAGTTCACTACCACTCAGGAACTATTCCGCGAACACGCCATACCCACGGCTGCTCCGGCAGCAGACCTACCCACTGAGCCGAAGTATCTTGACGACTTCGTTGAGTTGATGGCCTGGTACTGGACCGAGGGTAGCGATAGCGGTCGTATCACCATCTGTCAGTCGCATACCAAGAACCCCGTCAAGGTCGATCGGATCAGAGGATGCTTGACGCGATTGTTCGGAGCCAGGGCGACGACTCTTCGCAAGTCGGTCGTGCCGTCATGGACGGACGCCATTCAAGATTGCGTTTCATCGTACGGTGGCCCGGTTACTGTCTTCCGGCTCAATAAGTTGGCCGGGGATCAATTGCGCCCCCTGGCTCCTAGCAAGATCGTCTCCCTGGACTTCATCCAGAACCTGACCAGGGCCCAACTGGAGTTGTTCATCGATGTGTCGTGCCAGGGTGACGGTTGGCACTACCCCCGAAACCTAGACATCTGGCAACGGAATCCTCGTGCCCTGGACGCTTACGAGTTGGCCCTAGTCCTGTCCGGACGAATGGTATCTACCATTCAGTCTGACGGTGGCCATGCCGTTGGTAACTGGGTTCGTAGCACGGTCCGGCCCATGAAGTCGCTGACTGGAACCCATGACCAAGAGGTTGTCAAATACACCGGCACTGTATGGTGCCCGGTCACCGACAACGGGACCTGGTTCGCCAAACGGAACGGCACCACCTACTACACCGGTAACAGCGCCTGGCACGTAGGCGCTGAGAACGTCAAAGTCCACATTGAACCGATCATGACGCGCATCTGTGAAGCGCTGTCGATGACGTACCTGACCCCGGCCCTGAAGGCGATCAAGAAGGACCCGGACCGGTACACGTTCTCCTACGACACGGCCCCGCTAGTCGTCCGTCCACAAAGGCTTCAGGACACCCTGAATCTACAAGAGAAGGGCATCGTCTCCAACGAGGCGGTGCTCATCGCCGGGGACTACAAGCTCACCGATGCCCCGTCCGATGAAGAGGACCTCAAGCGCTTCACCCGCGAGCTTATGCTCAGGGATCCCAACTTGTTCCAGATCGCCAAACTGCGGGAGGTGGCCGGCTACACCCAGGCGATCCTGCCGGCCGACACGGTGGTCACACCCCAGAGCAACGGTGCCGGCCCCGCACCCCCGCCGGCACCGCCCACCGGGATCCAGGAGACGGTGCCGCCCCCGATGCCGGTCAACTCCACCGCCGCCAATGCCCTGGCTGGACCGGGCCAGAACGCTAGTACCCCAGTAGAGGCCCGCACCGCGTCAGCTTCGGTGCCTTCCCCCATCACCACCTTCGTGGTCGCCAACGCGGTAGCGCTGCGGGCCCTGGAGGTGGCCGGGAAGCGGTTGTTGGATCCCACCACCCGGGGCCAGTATCCGGATACCCCACCGCATCAGCTCCACACCAAGATCAAAGTGAAGGGTGTGGTGCACGCCCAGACCCTGCTGCGGGGAGTGTGGGATCACCTGTCGGTCCTGACCGACAACCTGTCCATGACCGTGGACACCAATGCCCTGCGCAACGTGCTGGAAAGCTACTGCACCCTGACCCTGGCCAGTGGCGCGGAGCATGATGCCAACGCCCTAGGGGAGGCTCTGCGAACCAGAGGGTTCCTCGATGCCCAACCGTGAACGCGACGAACAACACCTGTTCGGGGTCGTGTCGGGGGCCCTGCGTCGCTGGCTGAGCAAGGCCAAAGATGCGGTCATGGATCCGTGGAACCGGTACAAGATGATGCCGGACCCGGCCAACATCTTCCAGACCCAGGGCGACTGGGATGATGAGGTGGACACGATCCTGTCCGTCATCGGGCAGATCTCCATGGGGGCATGGAACGAGGCCACCAACCTGCCGCCAGTATCCCGGCACGCCTTCGTCATGAGTCAACTGGCCCAGACCCAGAACCTTCTGGTCCGGATCCCGTCCGAGGTCTACAACCTGATCTTTACGGAGATAACTGATGCCACGAACAGTGGTGGATCTGTGGAGCAGGTCGCTCAACGAGTCGATCGGGTGCTCACCTATACCGATAGTGAGCGATGGCCGAATCGGGCGAGAGTTATTGCAGTTACGGAAACAACGCGAGCATATGGGGCTGGCACCGTTGCTGCTGGATTGGAGCAGAGCCGAGTTTCTGGACGCCGGCTTCTTAAGCGGTGGGACTCTGAGCGTGATCGACGGGTACGTCCAACACACGCCGCTGCCGATGGACAAACTGTAGAACTCTATGCTCCATTCGTGGTCGGCAACTTCCCTCTGATGTTCCCAGGTGATCCAATGGGACCACCCGAGGAAGTTATCGGCTGTCGGTGCGATGTAGTGATAGTTGAAGGGGGCCGGTGATGGTAGGACAATCCAGTAGTATTGGCACATGTGCTGCACTCCTGGCTGTGACGGTCCTTCCGGTACCCGAGGTATGTGCGATAAGCATTACAAGCGCTGGTGGCGTTACGGAGATCCACTCTTTACGAAGAAGCGATCGCAATGGAAGCTGGAGGAATGCTGGACAGAAGGCCCAGCGGATGAGTGCTGGTTATGGCGTGGCGAAGTCAGCAAGATGTATGGCTATGGAATCTTCCATGGTCAAAAAGCTCATCGTGTTATTTTCGAATTGCTTCGAGCCTCAATACCTGACGGACTTGTACTCGATCACCTCTGTCGAACCAAGTTGTGCGTTAATCCATCACACCTGGACCCCACTACCTCGTCGATCAATATCGCCCGAGGAATTAACTCATATGCGATCCGTAAAGTTTGTCGTAGCGGATTGCACGACATCACGAAGCCTGAGTCCTGGTACGTCAATACCTATGGGGCACGGACCTGCCTGGAGTGCAAGCGGAACGGTGACCGGAGGGGCGACGCCAAGCGGCGACCTAGGAGGTGAGGATCACCGTGGACCCCAATCCTCTTAGGGGTATGCCCTTACCTTTAGCTCGCTACTGGCTCGTGGGTAAAGGTGCTGCCAAGATTCGCTGGCGTATGCCCAATGACTTCTATCGATGCGTCTTGCAACTGAAGAAGTATTTCCCCAAGGACCCTAAGGGCCTGTGCAATATTCTGCACCAGAAGGCAGTAGGAGCCCCACCCGGGAAAGGACATCCAGGGGAACGCGCCCTGGTTGCCGCTCAGGCTCTGATGGACATGCAGCCGGAGCTGGGGCAGGTCTGGGCTGGACCCATCGCGCCCATCGGACGCCCCACCGGGGAACCCAACAAGACCCGGATCTTCGAGCACGGCGCCTTGTCCCACCGGATGCTGCCGCTCCCGCTGGCCTGGCGGGAGAAGACCGGCCCGGGGCACGATGGTGCCGTCACCGTGGGCCGGATCCTGGGCATCACCTACGGCCCCGACCACGAGGGGAAGGACTGGGCCTACGCCTGGGGGGACTGGCTGAACGAGGACATCGTCCCCCAGGTGAAGCAGGCCCGACACCTGGTGCAGATGGGGGTAGCCGGACCCAGCGTGGACCCAGGGGGTCGGATCTCCGCTACGGTGAACCCGGAGACCGGGTTCGACCACATGACCATGTACACGATCGGTGGGGCCACCCTGGTCTCCATCCCAGCTTTCGCCGCCATGCGGTTGATGGACCTGGGGGACGGGGACTGGCCCGATGACGATCCGGACATGGTGGGGGAACTTGGCGACGACGCCGATGACTGTGGTTGCTCGGACCAGCGGTACCGAGCGAGTGTGGATGCTGACCTCCAAGAGGTCTTTACCGTCAACACGACCGGGTGGCATGGGCTCCCCCTGGCGCCTCGAAATGCGGTCTTTGACAATGACGACGCGGTCAAGCGAATCGCAGCCTGGGCTCAGGTCAGTGCACAAGGTGCTGATATCGGTAAGCTCCGCCGCGCATTCTTGTGGCGGGACCCGGCCCAGCCGGAGACAGCGACCACCTCGTACCGTCTTCCGGTAGGCGACATCATCAATGGTCGCCTGACCCTGATCTATCACGCCGTCTATGCCGCCGCAGCGTTGCTGTCGGGGGCCCATGGTGGTTTGCCGGGCATCTCTACTGAAGACATGGCCCAGTTGCGTAGTGTGATCAGCGACATCTATCCGGTAATGGCACGTGAATTCAACGACAATGATATCCGGGCCCCCTGGGATCGCTCGGCGAAGGAAGGAGTGCAACTAGCCATGGAAGACTTCGCCGCACAGGACCCCAAGGAACCCTACGGTGATGTTCAGTACGCCGACCCGGGCTACCAGGATGACGGCAAGAAGCGGTATCCCCTCGATTCCGAGGAACACTGTAGAGCTGCCTGGTCGTACATCAACATGCCCAAGAACGCCCGTCAGTACTCGGCCAAGGAACTGGACCAGATCAAGGGTCGGATCTCCGCAGCCCTGAAGAAGTATGGGGTCAACGTCTCGGACTCCGAACAGAACTCCGGCTACGCGGTGACCGAAGTGGACACGTTCGACTCCACCGTCTCCCCGCCGGCCGACTGGTTCGACAACCCGAGCCTGAAGCAGCGCACCCCGCTCCAGGTGACTGGTGACGGTCGGGTGTTCGGTCACCTGGCCGCCTGGAACGAGTGCCACCGTGACGTGACCATGCGCGAATGTGTGCTGGCCCCCCGGACCAAGCTGGGCTACCGCCCCTTCCACCTGGGTTCCACGCTCACCTCCGATGGGCAGTTGGTGCGCACCGGGAAAATCACCATGGACACCGGGCACGCCCCGATCTCGTGGAACTACTCCAATGTGGTGCGCCACTACGACGACACCGGATACGAGATCGCCACTGTACGAGCCGGTGAGGACGAGTTCGGCATCTGGGTGGCTGGCGCCCTGGTCCCGGAAGCCACCACCAAGCAGGCAGCCAAGCTACGGCGCAGCCCCCTGTCCGGGGACTGGCGCGCCGTGCAGGGGAACCTGGAGTTAACTGCCGCCCTGGCGGTGAACTTCCCAGCGTTCCCGGTCTACGCCATGGACAACGAGGAACGCCTCGCCCTGACCGCTGCCGGCATGGTCTTCGCCGACGAGGAGGACACAGTGTACGAAGCCCCGCCCACCGGGATCGTTGACGCCATCAGGGAGCAGGTCTCGGCACAGTTCGATGCCCAAGGCGATGGTGACGCTGAGGAACGCTGGCAGCGCTTCCAGGACATCATGGAAGACGAGGCCATCTACGCCCAACGCAACCGGGCGGCCCGGTTCCAGATGCTGTTCGCCGCCGCCCCCGAACCGGTTCCTGTGCAGCCCCCGGTTCCGGCACCGGCCGCACCTGGGATGCCGGTAGATCCGAATGCCCCACAGGGCCAGAGCGGGGAATCAGCCACCGATCAGGCTGCTGGAGTACAAGACTGGGATGCTTGGCAAGTGGCCCTGGAAGAGGACGCCAGGTATTCGATTGTGGCAGAGCCGGGCATGGAAACTGAGGAAGTTCCACAGGAACCCGCTCCAGCGCCAGCCCAGCCGGCACTCGTACAACCAACTCCCGTTACTCCAACGCCCGTACAGCAGACATCAGCGCAGTGAGGTAGGTCATGGGTATCGGGCACGTTTGGGGCACTGCGGATGAGTTGCTGCATCCGCGCGGTCCTGACGGCAAGTTCCGGACCAAGTGGAAGATGGCCACTGGGGTAGCTCAACGCATCTTGAAGTTCTTGGAGGGCTTCAGTCCCAGGACCTTTCGAAGTGATGGTCAGGCCGCCCAGTACCTATTCAATCTGCCACATACTCGTTTCGAGGCTTCAGATCTGACTCGACTGAGTATGGACATCGACCAGACCAATGAGCATCTACGGTCTGGCGACATTGATGAAACCACCAAGAAGTTTGTGGCGATGATGGATCGTCACAAACTCTCTCTACCTGACGACATCATCATTACCCGAACTGTCAGACCAGAGACCTTTGGCTTGACGGAAGATCAACTAGATCTGCCAGAAGGTGGCCTGAAAGACCAGCTCATGGGTCAGTTGATCGCTGACCGGGCATATAGCGGGGCACATATTGGTGGCATTATCACGGGACAAACTGAACCTCCCGGGAAGGGGAAGATCTCGGTTCGCATCGCGGTACCCAAGGGAACCACAGCGATTATTCCGGCCCGTGACCGGGACAGTCGAACCATCATGCTGGACCATGATCAAGAGATCCGGATAACAAAGGTCCAGCCTGATGGGGCCGGCGGCTACTACGTGATGGCCGTGGCCACCCCCCGCACCAAGGGAGCCACCCCGGAGCCGATCAGTCGTAGCCCCCGGGGCGTACCGTTAACTGAAGCGCAGCGCGAGGAGAGGATTTCTCGGGCCGCAACTTCTTACGCCCATCCCCCTTCGGAACTACGAGAGATCGAGTCCGCCAACCAGCGTGCCGCTACCGCCCAGGAGGCGCAGCGCAAGCTGGACGAGCAGCCGGACACGAGGTTGCGTCAGTCTGAGCCAGCGGTTCCATCCCCCCAGACTTCCGAGCAACTGCCCCAGGGCGTGGAGCCACGCAACGAGCCGGTCCAGGCTCCGACGGCACCAGGCGAAGCCCCGGCACCCGAGGCAGTTTCCACGGTCCCGACGCCTGAAGAGTTCCGCACCGCTGTGCGCGATGCCCTGCTCCCTGCCCCTTCGGCCGGGCCCCGGCGCCAGCAGTGGAACTCCGCCTACCTGGGGGTAGCCGCCGGGAAGAAGGACCCTGGTGACGCCCTGCGAGAGCTGGAGACCGACATCAGGGTCAACAAGTCGACCCTGGAAGGTAATCGCAGCGCCGGTCGGGTTGACGAGCACCTGGCCGATGACATCAAGGCCCAGGAGCAACTGGCTGACCTGATCAGGGAGAAGTACAACCTTGACCAGAAGCAGGAAACCTCGACACCGTCAGCGCCTGCTCCCGCCACGCCGCAGGCTCCTGCCGCCCCCGAAGCGCCAGCGCCTACCAAGGCTGCCCGTAAAGCTGTCTCCTCCCAAGGTGGGACCAAGGCTGCCGGTCTGACCCCGGAGCAGCGTCAGGCTGTGGTCAACCGGGTCGAGCGGATGCACCAGGAGGGCAAGTTCAACCCGGACAACCCGGAACACCAGCGACTTCAGTCCCTTGTGGACCAGATCCAGGGTCCGGCAAAGAAGGTCGCGCCCAAGGCGGCGGTCAAGAAGGCGGCACCGGCTGCACCCAAGGCTTCAGAAGTACCAGTCAAGGAGGCTGTTCCCAAAGCGGCTCCGGAAGCTGGCAAGCCTTCGTGGGGCACGATCAAGAGCTTTGGGGCTAAACCTGGCGACATTGTCATGTATCACGGCAGTGACCGTAAAGGTCCGAAGGCTGATGGTCGTCTTGTTCGGATCGAATCCCGTGCCGGGATGTATGACCTCATGGACCCGGAAACCGGGAAGCTAGTCAACTCTGGAGGTAGCGCCCATCGGGCATGGTTGAGTCCAGGTGGCGGTGTCACTAAGAAGGCAGTACCCGAGGCTCCAGCCGAACGCCCCCTTGAGAAGAACACGATCAAAGAACTTCGGGACATCGCTGGAACTGAGGGCGTTGAACTCAAGTCCAAGATGCTCAAGGCCGACATCGTCAAGGAGATCCAGCGCTCCCGGGACAGTAAGACTGCACCGACCAAGCCCCTGGAGCGTGGCGACCGGGTCACCGCTGCCGATGAGGCGAAGCTGCTACGTCGCGACGCGGAAGTCAGTCGTGAACGGGGGGCTGTCGAGGAAGCCCAGCGCCTGGAGCAGGAGGCGAAGCAGGTAGCCAAGAAGGTACCGGCAAAGAAGGCTGTTGCTGGAGCAGAACGACCACTGGAGAAGAACACTGTCTCCGAGCTTCGCAAGATTGCCCTGGACGAGAACATCACCCTGCCCAAGAAGGCCCTGAAGGCTGACATCGTCAAGGCCATCCAGGACAGTCGGGACCTGCGCAGCGCAGCCGGGAGCAGAGCAGCCAAGAAGGCAGCCCCCTTAGTCCCAGCAGCAGAAGCGGCTGCCAACACTCGTCAGGCCGACATCAACAAGGTGGGGTCCATCGCCACCGCCGCGTCCGAGGTTGATGAGATCCTCAACAACCAGGCCGATCCGGCCGTGGTGAGACGGACCATCACCAGTACTGCCAAGCGTCTCGGTGTTCCTGACGACGTTCGGGACCGTTGGCTACAGGCCGTCGACAGAGGCGACACACCTGCCCTGTCCCGGCTGGTTGATGAGGTTGCCTCCGAAGCTGGCCTGACCCCGATCAACAAGGCGGGGGAGGTTGTTCCCTTTGACTCGGCCAAGCACAGTGGTACCGGGATCAAGGCTGGCACCCCGGTGGAGATCGTGCGCCGTGGCTACAGCTTCAAGCGCGGGGACGAGGACATTCGCCTGTTCAAGCCCCAGGTGGTGGAAGCCTCCCCGGCCACGGTCAAGGCCCAGAAGCTTGTCCCGGAAGGGTCGGTTCCCGGTCCCAAGGCTCAGGTTCCGATCGCCTCCACGGAACGCAAGGCTTCCTTCAAAGAGGCTTGGAACTCGGCTGACATCAAGGCGCCCGGGTCGGCTGGACGTTCCCTGACCGAGATCCGTGACGATGTCGCCACGGGCAAGATCAGTCCGGAGGAGGGGGTCCGGCGTCTGGAGAGTGAGGTCTCCCTCAACAAGGACGAGCTGGCCGACATTGACGCCACGCTACGTGGCGACATGCCGGCGGCTGAGCGGCGCAAGCTCATCGCCCAGGCTGACGCCCTGGAGGAGGGGATCGCAGCCCAGGAGAAGGCGTCCAGCTTCATGCGGGACCACTTCAAGGAAGAGGCCCCACTCACTGAGAAGGAAGTCCTCCAGCTCGAACTGCCGGCCGATGTCCATGACGCGCTCCAGAAGGCCACTCCTGAGCAACTGAAAGACGAAGTGGAGCGTCAGGGCCTGAAGCGACCCAAGGGCGAGACCAAGGATGAAGTGATCCAGGACATCGCCCGTCAGGTGGCGCAGCAGGAGCTGGATCGTCGTGCTGCCAAGAAACCTGCTCCCCGCAAGACAACGTCGGCGGCGGACCTTGAGGGCCGTGGCCCGTCGGGGCTGTCGACTGATCCGGCCGTACGTGCGGTGCAACTCGATAACCGGGTCCGGGTCGCCTATCGCGATCTTCGTAGTCCAGGCGAATGGGTGGGCTTGGCCGACCTTCGTGAGCACCCCGCGCTAAGTGACCTGACCCGCGACCAGCAGGACGAGGCGATCGCCGGGATCATCGGGTTCGGCGGTGGGTACGACTTCACTGGCAAGAAGAGTGTGCGGTTGATCCCGGTCGCGAACCGGAAGGCGTTGACGGACCGGGATCGCGCCGCTGCGGTGAACCTTGGTGGCGAAGAACAGAACGCGGTCCTATTCGGTGATCCTTCCCCCCGGCGACTTCCGATCAAGAAGGCGGCACCGAAGAAGGCGGCCCCACCGGCCCTACCCAAGGAGAAGGGCAAGCTCGATGCCCGGATCCTGGCCGAGGGTCTGGGCATTGAAAAGTGGGATCAGGCTCTGGCTCCAGGACAGTCGACGTATCTTGACGACGTTCAACGTGCTCTTGATGGTGAATCAGTAGGCGGATTGCCGAAGAACTCCACGCCTGCGGCTATCGGTAGATGGTTAGAGCGCAGTGCAAGTGCTCGGAGGGGCTCTGCCGCGATACGTTACGGGGCTGGCAACAGTTCAATGACGGATCCTTCAAGCCCCTTCTACGATCCCGAATTCATCGCCGAGAGAGAGAGGCTGAAGCTCGCTAGATACGCAGAGGCGGATCAACTTTCTGAGCTGGCCAAGCGTCTCCAGGGCACCAAGCGCCCCTCGGTCAAGGCTGCCCCGGCCAAGAAGGTGGCCCCTGCGGTCAAGGCTGCTGAAGCTAAGGCTGACTCCCTGGAAGGGCGCCTGCTCCAAGGTGCCCTGGAGCGGTTGCAGGGTGCCAAGTCCGAGCAGCAGGTTCGTGATGCGGTGGCTGGGCTCACGTTCAAGGAGCTGAAGGAACTGAGCGGTCAGCATGGGGTTAGCACCCGGAGCAGGGACTGGATCATCCAGGGCCTGATCGATCGGTATGCGGCACCCAAAGGCCCAGTGGACGATACTGCGGTCCAGCGCACCATCGAGGATACGTTCCTAGATATGGTCGATCGACAGGCGACAGAGGGAGCTAGTGCCAACATCGTTTCGTTGGCCGATCTTCGTGACGCTCTTGACGACCAGTTCCCCCGGGAGCAGGTTGACCGTGTTCTGCATGCGATGAACCGTAGCCGTAAAGCCCAACTGATCGGTGAGTCGAACCAGAAGACATTGACTCAGCGGCAACGCGATGCGGGCGTTCACATCGGGGCCAAGGACCGACACCTGTTGATGTTCATGGACGCTCGGAAGGAGGAGTTGCGGGCCAGTCGGTCAGAGTCCGCCCCGACTCAGTGGAGGGGCATCCGGGACCAGGTTGACGAACTGAACGTTGGTGAGGCGACCCCGAAACGGATCGGTGACCTTATAGCCGACCTGTCGCTGGAAGAGTTGCGGGCGTGGGCTGATTCTCTGGGCATCCCGAAGAGGGTAAACACCAGGTCCTCTCTGATCCAGGAGCTGATCCACCGGTATTCTGAAGAAACAGAGGGGGAGTGACCCATGTGCAACTGCGGTAAGACGGCCGAACAAACGGCCAATGGATCCTCGTTCGAGGTCCGGCTTCCCAATGGGGAGGTCCGGATCGTGGAGACCGAACACGATGCCAAAATCGCCATCACCATGGCCGGTGGTGGCACTTACAGTCGCAGATAGTTATAGTGTCCTTGATCGTCGGTAGCTGAGCTGTGAGCCGTATCGGGATCTGACCACCGTCCGGTGGCTGAGCTGTGAGCCGCGCCGGGAGCCTATTAACCACGGCTTCCGAGAGGCTGGCCCACAATGCCATTCCAGATCCCCGACGACCTCACGCCGTACACGTTCACGGCAATCGAGGACATGCGCAGCAAGGCTGAGGCCGAGTTCACGGCCATCATGTCCGGCGCCACTCCCGACACCATCACCGATGAGCAGATCGAGCACGCCCAGGCGTTGCAGGAGTTCATCCGCGACACGGTCCCGGGTGAGGTACAGGGTCGCAAGCGGCGCAAGGACGCCTTCGCTGCCCTGGGCACCCAGCCCGAGGGTGAGGAAGGGGCCGACGACGAGGTCGTAGAGGAACCGGCTGCGGTGACCGCGTCGGCCAACGTCATCAACGTCTCCCTCAACGACATCATCGCGAACAACGACAAGGTCACCCAGGACGTCGGCAAGCGTGACGTTCGCCCCCGCTACTCGTCTTTAGTGGCGGCAGCCGGCGTCCCCAACTTCGAAGCCGGCCAGGAATTCCCCACCCTGCTGGATGTGGCCAAGGCGTTCGAGGCCCGCTCGATGGGCTTCTCCGGATCCAAGGCCCCCAGCGTGGCCGGACCGGTGCACTACCCGGTGGCGGTCATGCGCCGCGACTACCCGGCCGAGTTCTCGGTCAACGGTGACGAGAGTGACTACGTCAAGTTGCTGGCCGTGGCTGATGAGACCCGGCTGCCCGGTGGTTCGCTGCTGCGCTCGGTGGAGCAGCGGTTCAAGGAGATCCAGGCCCAGCACCCGGAGCGGGACGCCCTGGTGGCGGCCCAGGGTTGGTGTGCCCCTTCGGAGACCGACTACGACATCTGTCTTCAGATCACCACCGATGGCATGTACGACGTGCCTGAGGTGCAGGCCCGTCGTGGTGGCATCCGGCACAACACCGGTATCGAGTTCGACTCGATCTTCGGTGCCGGCACCGGCTACTTCGACCTGACCGAGGCCCAGGTCATCTCCGGCACCACTAAGACCTGTCTGGAGATTCCCTGCCCCGACTTCACCGACACCCGCCTGGGCGTGACCGGTCTGTGTCTGACCGGAAACATCCTGGCCAACCGGGGCTACCCGGAGTTCACCGCCACCTTCGTTCGTGGCGCCCTGGCCGCTTCTGCCCACCAGATCAACCGTGAGCAGATCGCCGATGTGGTGACCGGCTCCACCGCCGTGAACCTGACCGCTGCTGCCCCGTGGGCTACTGACGGTTCGACCGTGTCCCAGGTCCTGTCGGCGGTCGAGATGGCCATCGTGGACATCAAGTACCGCTTGCGCATGCAGCGCAGCGCCACTCTGGAAGTGGTCATGCCGTACTGGATCCTGGCCCAGATGCGGGCTGACTGGATCCGTCGCAACGGCGGGGACTACTCCGACATGTTGTGCCTGGCCGATTCGGCTATCGCCTCGGCGTTCTCCTGCCGTGGGGCCCGGGTCCAGTACGTCTACGACTGGCAGGACGCCTTCGCCACCGGTGCGGCCACCGGCTCGCCGGGCGCGGACACTCCGATCAACAACCTTCCCTGCTCGCTCCAGTTCCTGGTCTACCCGGCCGGCACCTGGGTCCGGGCGGTGTCGGATGTGATCACCCTGAACTCGGTCTACGACTCGACCAAGCTGGCCACCAACCAGGTGACCCACCTGTTCACGGAGACCGGCTGGGCCATGGTGAAGATGTGCCCGGTTTCCCGCGTCTACACGGTTCCGGTGTGCCCGAGCGGTAAGACCACAGCAACCGGCACCCTGACCTGCCCGACCTGTTCCTGACGGATAGGAGTGGGGGCGGCTTCGGTCGCCCCCACGCCACCCCTACCGGAAGGAGGATCGGGTGGCACTGATACCCCCGGTCGTTATTGACCCTCCAGCTCCACCTCAGCGGCCCTACGGGCTGTTCGATGTGGCATTGGGTCCGATGCCGTTCCCCAACCCCCAGGCCATGGGTGGTGGGGTCCAGTACGTCCCGGACATCTGTGAGGACAACTACTACCTGGTTCCCCTGGATTGCCCGCCCATCACCGGGACCAAGACCTTCGATGCCGTTGAAGGCTCGGTTTCCGGTGCCCCGTTCTCGGTGCTGACCAGCTACACCTGTGGCTCGCTCAGCTTCTCCTTCGCTGAAGCAGAGCGACGGGTCCGTATCCGTATGGCCATGCGGGAGCAGACGGCCGTGGAGCAGCGGGTGTGGTCGGGAACCAGCGGCGCCCTGGGCACCATCACCGGCCTGTTCCGCAACGCGGTCAACCTGGGTTCGGCCGGCTGCCCGGTAGAGGCGATCGAAATCCTGGAACAGACCCTGGCCGACAACGACGTGCCGGGGGGGATGATCCACGCCCGGCCCGGGATGTCAGCCCACCTGACCAACAACTACCTGATCCACTACCAGAACCTCAACGGTCGGGCTCTGTCCACGGTCATCCGTACCCCGCTGGTGTTCGGGCGAGGGTACGACGGATCGGGACCCACCGGCCAGGCGGCCGATGCCACCACCGAGTGGATGTACGCCTCGGGTCGGGTGCTGGTCTGGCAGGACCCGCAGATCTGGGTTCCGGACCCGGGACAGGTGCTGGACAAGTCCACCAACCAGCTTTCCCTGGTGGCTGAGCGTCCCTATGCCGTGGCCGTGGAATGCGGCGTGTGGGCAATCCAAGTCACCCGAACCTGTACCACCTCCGGAGGGGGCACGTAATGACCACCCAGTGCTTCACTATCTGGAAGATCCCCCGAATCCGGGCAACGCTGCTCAACTCCTGTGGCGTGCCACAGACCGGGTGTTCGACGGTGGTCTCTTCCGGGGTCATCTCTGTGGAGATGGAACCCGAATACGAGGAGCGTCAGGACTTCTTCAAGAAGAACGGCGACGGGACCTTCTGTGTCGAAGTGACCAACGCCCCGATCCTGAAGTGGTACAACGTCACGCTGACCATGTGTGACGTGGACCCGGACCTGATCGCCATCACTTCGGCCGAGCAGCGGGTCTACGACGACGCCGCTACTCCCAACGCCATCGGCTGGTCCAGCGACACAGGTGCGGCGGCCAATGCCAACTTCGCCCTGGAGCTGTGGACCCGACTGGCTAACACCTCCACGCCCTGTACCGGTGGGGTGGAGTACGGCTACGGGGTCCTGCCCTGGATCACCCAGGCCACGATCCAGGCGATGACGTTCCAGAACGACACCGTGGATCTGGTCATCGCCGGTCGCACCTCGAACCGTTCCCCGTGGGGCACCGGCCCATACATGGTCGACTACTCGGACAACCCGGTCGGGTCGACCACACAGATACCGCTACTGACGGCAATACGCTCCACCGAGCATCGAAGATTCTTCGAGACTCGGCTGGCGCCACCGGACCCGACCTGTGGGTGCACGACGCTGGCTGACCTGACGCCGTAAGCTGGGGCAGCTTGATGGGCAGTCCAGAAAGGAGCGGGAGCCGTGGAAGTTTTCACCACCATGGCTCCCGCTCTGCCCTGTACGTGGGACGTTACCACCGACTGCTGCGATGACTTCTGGGAGACGCTGAGCCCCGAACTTCAGGTCTCGGCTGCCGAGTACGGGGCGTTCACCGTCTGGGCGGCCACCGGACGCCGGTTCGGGCTGTGCACCCGTACCGTTCGCCCCTGTGGACGTACCTGCAACCAGCGGGGAAACTCGGGCTACTTCTGGTCCGATGGGACCTGGCTGCCGTACATCTTCAACGGGGTGTGGCGTAACTGCTGGTGCGGCTGTGATGGCGGTATGGGCTGCTGCACCTGTGAACCAGCCTGTCAGGTGTGGCTCAACGGCCCGGTCGCAGCAATCCCGGCCACCGGCATCTCCCAGGACGGGGAGATCGTTCCGGTCGATGCCTGGAGAGTGGACGTTGACAACGGAACCTGGCTGGTACGTACAGACGGTGACTGCTGGCCAGAATGCCAGGACTACAACGTTGATTCTGGTGTGGGCACCTTCTTCGTTACGTATCAGCAGGGCCTGGAGGTCCCCTCGGTCCTATCCCGGGCTGCGGGCGAGCTTGCGTGCGAGTGGGCCAAAAGTTGCCTGGGCCAGCCATGCCGCCTACCACAGCGGGTCCAGTCGCTCACGCGCCAGGGTGTGTCCATCTCCATGGTCAGCATCGACGACCTGCTCCGGCGAGGACTGACAGGAGTGGAGACGGTGGACTCTGTCATCGCCTCGTACAACCCGTACGGCCTACGGTCCCGACCTCGGATAGTGTCCCCGGACTGGCCGCCGGCCAGTAGAACGACGATCATTCCATGACCAGCCCCGATCCCCTGGACCCGTTTGTTCCCCTGATGGCTCAGGCCCTGCTGAGTTGTCTGTCCACGGCCGTATCCGGGGCTCCAGGCACACCGCAGCACATCGCCTACCGGGTCGGGGTGGAGATCGCCCACGACATTGGTGCCGAGGTGGACTACTGCTGTGAAGGTATCGCCTACGTGGCCCTGGGTGACTCGTGGCCGTCTTCGCAGTCGTTCCCGGAACAGGACATCGTGCGCCAGGCCAACAGCACCTGTTCCCCGCCAGGCTGGGGGATCCAGTTCCGGATGGGCATCATCCGCTGCGCTCCGACCGGGGACATCAACTTCCCCCCCACCGACACGGAGTGGAACGCCGCCTTCATCCAGAACATGTGGGACGCCCGGTCCCTGCGGGCGGCCCAGTGTTGCTTCCGCAACTGGTTCGTGAACCTGGAAGACGCCATGTTGGGCATGTCGATCGTCATGGAACGACAGATCCAGAGCACCCCGTCAGGTGGCTGCGTGGAGCGCTACTGCACCATTGCGGCGCAGTTCCCCAACTGCGAGTGTTAGATGTGGCCAGAGTCCGGATCCATCGCCTAGAGGCGCATCTGCACAGTCGTGCAGCCGCCAAGAAGCTGGTCGACCGGGTCACCTACCAGATCCAGTTCCGAGCCCGGGTGACACTTCTGGTGGGCCCATACACGACCGGGAAGTTGGCCGCCTCAATCACCCGGGAGACCGTTACCACCCCCAACGGGGTCCGGGGGCGGGTGGGCAGCAAGCTGCGTTATGCCGCCTACCCTCAGTCCGGTGCCCCCCGGCACAAGATTTATCCCCACAACCCGCCGTACCATCTGAAATTCTTCTGGCGCAAGGTGGGTCACACGGTCTGGCTTAAATCAGTCAGCCACCCCGGTCAGAAGGGGAAGCATTATCTGACCGCACCGCTGGCCGAGATCGCCCGGATCAACCACATGCGCTACGTCATCTACGAACGGTAGTAGGCTGCTGATTTATGACCAAAGAAGATCCCGGCCGGGAAACTCGGATCGTTCCGATCAAAGGGCGCCAGGTTGTGGTGCGCCAGTTACGTGACGCCCAGATGGTTCTGCTGATGCGTGAAGCGCAACTGGTAGAGCGTGATGATGTGGAGAACCGCCGCAAGCTGGTGGCGATCGGTCGGCTGATGGACGTGTTGGAGTCGGCCATCGTGCAGCCGGAGGACCGGGATTATCTGACCAACCTGAACGTGGCCGGGGACCTGGAGCTGGGCGACCTGTTCGGCGTTATCAAAGCCTTCGGCGAGGAAAAGGAGCCGGCTAAGCCGGTGGTGCGCCGTGGCCGGCCGCGCAAGACGCCCGTTTAATCCACCCGCCACCTCGGCTCCTGCGTCCAATTCCGGGATCCGTGTACCCAAACTGGTCACGGACCCTGTGTGGTCGCTGCAACCGTGGCCACTGGATGTGAGCGTGGATGGGCAGACCATTCAGATTCCGGCACTGCCGGCTGCCGAGTGGTTGGCCACGCTGATGTCGGACTCCCTAGATGTGAGCAACCTGTTCCTAGCCCTGGCGCCAGACCTGGCCGATGCCCTTGATGAGGCCCTGTTCACCGAGCGCCTGTCTTTGCAGGATTATGTTGACCTGGCCTTCCAGGTCATTGATCAGGTGGCTGGAAGACCATGGCATATCGCTTTGAGGCTGATTGGCAGCGCCCAAGCCTCATGGGATGTGGTCGGTTCCGAGATGGTGTTCCGGCACATTGATGCCGCCACGTTATCCCTGTCGGCTTGGCTGGACGCTGCACTCCTGATCATGATCCGGTCCATGGATTCCAAGGACGTGACGATGTTCCTGGCCAAGCTAGAGGCACCGTTACCTGGCGTCGATCCGTTCGATGAGATGGAAATGCCAGCACAGGATTTTGCGGCACTGATGGCTGGTCAGTAATTCCCGTAACATGACCTTGTGGCTTTTGGGTCCGAGGGTGAAGCCTTCATCGACGTTCACGCTAACACCGATCCTTATGAGCGGGAGCTTGAACGGAAGATTAAGGCGTCCTCCAGAGATGCTGAAAAGCTGCTGGATGAGGTTGGCGAAAGTTGGGGCGAGCATCTTGCCGACTCAACCAGCAAGGAATTAGGTAAGCATGGCGACGACTTCGGGCGCGCGATGGAGCGCAGCGTCCGTGGTAAAACCGTGCACATTGACGGCGTCCGGTACGTCTTCGATCGCCGGGGCCGACTTCACGATGCTGCTGGTCGCTTCGTGCGGATGTTTGAAGAAGAGGTAGAGAAGGAAGTCGCTCGGGCAGCTGGCCCTGGCGGACCGTTAGACCGTATCGGACAAGGCTTTGCTGACGCGGTGGGGGCCAGTTTCAATATCAGTGGTCGATCGCCCTTGATCGCCCTGTTGGTACCCCTAGTGGCCTCCATCGTCGCCCTGGTTGTGGCAGCGATCCAGGCCCTGAACAGCCTTATTGCCCTGGCTGCCACACTCCCTGCACTGTTGGCCTCTATCGGGGTCCAGGTGGGGGTTCTATTCATAGCCTTCCAGGGCATGGGTACCGCGATCAGTGGAGCTTTCGCGGCCAAGAACGTCACCGAGTTGAACAAGGCCCTTCAGGGTCTGACCCCTTCGGCCCAGAACTTCGTCAGGGCCCTGCTGCCGCTCAAGCAACTCTTCACAGACATCAAGACCCTGGTCCAGGAGAGCTTCTTCCGGGCCCTGGGTACTGGACCCATCACCGACCTGATCAAGAACCTGCGGCCGATCCTGACCCACGGGCTTAGTGACGTGGCTCTGGCTCTAGGGTTCTTCTTCCGGGAGCTGGCGCAGTTCTTCAACTCCCCGATCTTCATTCAGTTCGTCAAGGACATCTTCCCCGCCACGATCGCATGGATCCAGATAGCCGGTCCCGCCCTGATCCACCTGCTACGAGTGTTCATAGCCTTGGCGGACCTGGCACTGCCGTTCCTGGAAAAGTTCGGCATGATGTTCGCCAACGCCCTGATCTCGTTGAGCAACTTCATCGCCAACCGTCTCAACTCGGGTAAGGCCCGGCAGTGGCTGGACTCGATGGAAAAGACACTTGAGTCGGTGTTCGAGTTGCTGGGACAGGTCACCGAGTTCATCGTGATCCTGCTGGCCCAGTTGGACGAGGCTGGCGGCAAGAAGCTGATCGACGAACTGGTCAGGTTCTTCATGATCATGAACGCTTTCCTGTCCAGTCCGGCCGGTCAGAAAGCCCTGGAAGGACTCATTGACCTACTGATCTTCAGCATCCAGGTTGTCGGTGGCCTGGTCCTTGTCATCCTGGGGTTACTGGCCCTGCTGGAGGTCATGGGTGAGGCAGTCCACGCCTTCTTCTCGTTCCTCATCGACATAGTCGGACCTGCCATCGGGGACTGGTTCGTTTCTATCCTTGAAAAGGTGGGCAGCGTAGGTCAGGGCATCATCGACTTCTTCCGGGGCCTGTACACCCCGGTCCAGACCACCTTCATCAACCTACGGGACACCATCTCGGCCCGTCTCAATGAGGCCATTGCCTTCGTCCGGGGTCTACCAGACCGGGCCCAACAGGCTCTGGTGAACCTAGGCAAGACCCTGTTCCAAGCAGGACGCAACCTGGTCCAAGGCTTCATTGACGGCATCAAGAGCATGGTGGCGCCGTTACTGAGCGCTGGTGGTTGGATCGTGAGCCAGGTCGCCAGGTTCATGCCCGGATCCCCAGCAGAAGAAGGACCTTTCTCTGGATCCGGATACACCCTGTACCGGGGTCAGCGCATGGTGCAGGACCTGATCCGAGGTATCAAGATGGAAGCCCCGGAACTTCGTGAAGTGAGCACTGACGCCATGAGCCAGATCAACTTTGGTCGGGGTGCTATTCAGGTCAATGGGAACTTTGACACCGAGCAGCAGGCGACCCGTACTGGTACCGCAGTGGGGAATGGCATCAACGCTATGCTGGCCGCACAGCAGACACGTCTAGCGGTAAGGACACTGTAGTGGGCAACTACAACAGCCATGTGCCGCAGATCCTGGGTGAGGAATGGGTTCCCATCCGAGATGAGGACATCACCTTCTCCCCTACCGTGAATGCTGTAGAGCTGGGCCATAGCTTCACTTTGACCACAGCTCGTATCTTGCAAGATGGCCGCTTCTACCTGAATACGTTTGCTCCAGCGGTGGTAACCAACCGGGTCATGGCGGTGTCGGTATATCCGACCGGCAGCGAGGACCAGACTGGGCCCATCCGGGAAGTGATTATCCCGGTGAACAATGGGGGCACCACCGGGTCTGGTATCGCCTTCGCCAATTCCTCCACCGTTGTTGACGCGCTCTCTGACCCCAGCGACGGCAAGTACATCCAGATCCTTGCGGGCCAAGGTAGTGCCAACAACATCACGGTGTTCTTCGCTACCAACGCTTATGCGCCTCAATTGAACGGGAAGCGCATCCTGGACGTAAAGCTGGCCTATGTAGCCGGCGTGAGTCATGCGGGTTCGCCAAGCCCCTTGAACGGCAACGTCGAGATAACCACCGACGCTTCGGTTGGTCCACTGTATGGACTTCTTCAGGGCTTCGATCCGGACATTGTCATAGACCAGCTTTTCTACGCTGATCTTGGCGAGGTAAGCCCACTGTTCAATGGCGTGCCGTTTACGTCCACAGTGGAGCGGGTCCCCTGGACTTACGCTGATCTTCAGAAGCTGGAAGCCTCGGCTTCAGGTCGAATCATGGGCCGTATCTTCTGGGCGAACCAGACCGACTTCGGTGGCAGCTTCGTACTAACCTACGCGGCTCTGGTGGTCACCTTCTGCGAAGAGAAGCGTGTCGCCGTAGGTATGAAGTCCTTCGGCGCCTACACCAGTTCGGATCAACCATTTGTTACTGGCGCCAATATCGTCACCATGCGCACCCTGGCCGGCGCCTCACTTCCGGCCCTACCGGTGGGCGAATATACGGCCCTTCTCACTGCACCCAACGTCGGGGACACATCCCTGGCCCTGGCCAGTGTCACCAGTTCCTCGGCCTATCCCCTGCTCAATGGCCTGCGGGAGTACTACGCAATCCCGCCACATCCGGGGATCCAGAACAACATCCCGTTCCCGGTGGGGGATCATCTGGGGGAGACGTTCAGCGCCGAGACCACCCATGTCCTGCCGCAGATCTCGGTGCACACCTCCGGTGGTCCACTGACCGAGGTGCACGTCTACGGACGCCAGGCCATAGCCCAGGTCTACGGCACCATCACCGCCACCCAGGAGGTTCTGGATTCGGCGGTTGGCTCGGCCAAGTCCTGGCCCCAGGTGCGCTACTACGCCCGTCGTTTCGGGTCCACCACCGTGCCCCTGTTGCTGGACTCCCCCACCATCACTGGCTCCGGCCTGAGTGTGCAGATCTCACCCCAGGACTTTGACGAGCTGGACGAGATCATCGACGGCTGGAAAGAGGTCACCCTACGGTTCAGCACCGCCCCCACCATGGGGGCTGCGGGTCCGACCCAGTGGCGCTGGTCGGCCAACGGGGAGAACTCCGGGGACCGGTGGGAGGTGCTGGGATGTATGGCACCAGCACTGTCGGGGATTCCAGGCAACCTGCTGAACCGGGTGCCGAGCCCTAATCAGCTTTCCCTGGCCACCTACGGCGCCCCCACGGTCGGTGACACTGTCAACTTCGGCTGGGTCCCGCAGTACGCCCCAGCGGTCACCGCTACCAGTGATGACCAGACTTCCGATGGTGTTCTGATCTTCGCCCAGGACATGTTGCCGGTGACCGGTTTCAGCCTCATCGAGTCCAGTCAGGCAGTGTCCGGCATCGGACCAGACTGTGGCCTGGATCCGTGCTGCATACCCACCGAGATCTTCTACAACGCGATCTCCTGGTCCAAGCCCATCAACACAGGCATCGGGTCAGATGGCTTCGCCCGTAGTGTTGCGGCCGGTTCCTGGGGTACGGCCGACGTGGGTGGTGCCTACACGCTCAGCGGTACCGCTGCCGACTTCTCCGTGGGGACCTCCCTGCCTCCATGGGATACGACCGACCATGGGCTGATCACGTTCAGTGCGGTGAACTCTGCCCGCTTCGCAGTGCTCAATGTTGGTGCCATCGACTTTGACGTGACCGTGGACATCTCCCCGCTGTCCACACCCGACGGTGGTGGACTGATCCGTGGTGGACCGGTGGGTCGGTACACCGACTCCGGCAACAACTACTACGCCACGGCGGACATCACCTCTGCTGGAGTGGTGCAGCTGCGCCTGGAGAAGCGGGTAGCTAGCGTCATCACCCAGATCGCCCTGACCAATCGACCGGACCTGTCCGGGGGCATCGGAGCGGCCCTGACGATCCGGATCATCGGCTACGGAACATTCCTCAAGGCCAAGATCTGGAAGGCCGAGGATCCCGAACCCCCCATGTGGGACATCGAGACCACCGACACGGACCTGACCACCGGCAACTTCGCCGGGGTCTTTGGTCGGGACGGGTCCACCAGCACCGGTCACACCATGTCCTACGACAACCTGGTGATCACTCCTCCTGGCTACTGGTTCGGCTACTACGAGCTGCAACGCATGGATGACCTGACCGACTGGCAGACCATCATGAAGGCCACCAGTCCGGCCCAGATCACGTTCGCTGACTACGAGGCCCGGGTGGGGGTGTTGTCCTCGTACCGGATCCGGGCGGTGGACGTGTACAGCTTCGCTGGCCCTTGGTCCAGCACCATCACGTCCACACTGACTGAGCCTGGCCTGGAGATTGAGTGTGACGGTGGACATGTCCTGCTGTTCACCTCCAACTCCCGCCAGGACGGTTCGATCAACCTGGCCTACTCCTCGGTATGGGACGGCAACGCCTCGGTCTCGGAGGACTTCGAGTTCCCCGAGGTGGGCGATGTCCAGCTTCAGAAGATGTACAACAAGGACTTCGTCACCGCCTTCCGGCCCCTGGAGCGGGGCGGGGAGCGGTTCACCCGCTCTGTCCTGGTCCAGGCTGCCGCCATCTCCCCACCGACCCTGGGGGACTTCACAGCCCTGCGGGACATGGCCTGGGACACGGTCCCGTACATCTGTGTACGTGACGAGGACGGCAACCGCTGGTTCGCCACCGTAGTTGTTCCGTCTGGGCGAGTTCAATTGAACCGAACAATTTACATGGCCCCGGTGACGGTGATCCAAGTGACCGACACGGCCTTCCCGGTGGACCCATGAGTGGCCCGACGCTGACCACACTGCCCAATAACCCGATCCTGGATCTGAACACCGGGATCGGGCAGCGTTCCTGCACGTTCCGGTTCCAGCTCATCAACGGGGTGACCGGCCAGCATCTAGGCGACATCACCCCGATCCGGGCCGCCTCCCTGACCCACGACACCACCCGGACCATCAAGCGTCAGCTCACGCTCCCACTGGGCGTGGAAGACACCGCTGCCGTGAACACGATCACGGACCGGGTGCTGGTGTTCATGGTGATGGCCGATGGAACGCAGTACCCATTGGGTCGGTACATGTTCACCGACGCGGCCCGGGTGCTGACTACGGCAGGACGCCTAGGGGCCATGGCCCTGAACGATGAGATGTTCCTGGTGGACCAGGAGATCACCGCCGGGATCAATGGGGTGGGGTTTGATACAGCCGACGTGATTGCCACAGCTCTGTCCGGACTGCCTATCTCGTTCCAGTTGGAGCCGGCAGGTTTCATCAGTGCCGAAGCATGGGGTTCAGGAACCTCCCGAGGGCAGGTCTTGGAGGCGCTAGCCATATCGGGTGACTACTTCAGCCCCTGGTTCGATAACAATGGAATCATGCGGTTCATCCGCACCTTCGATCCGGCCAAGGCTGTCGCAGACCTGGACTATGACACCGGGTTTAAGGTGTACCGGGATCAGATCCTTGAGACCGATGACCTGCTCACGGCACCGAACCGGTTTGCTGTCATCTCCAATGCGGCGCAGGACCGTGACGTTCCTGTGTTCGCCACCGCTGACGTTCCGGTCAGTGCGCCCCACTCGGTGCCCAACAGGGGGTTCGTCATCTCTTTGACGCAGAACCTTCAACTGTCCACGCAGAGTCAGGCCCAGGCGGTGGTGGAGGGACTGGTCAACCGCCAGACAGTCTTCGAAAGAGTGAGCCTGTCCACTGCTCCTGATCCACGCCACGACTCCTACAACGTGATCAAGTGGCAGGGAGCGTTGTGGCTGGAGCTGGCCTGGTCCATGTCCCTTGTGGAGGGTGGGGCCATGAATCACTTGCTCCGTAAGGGGTACCAGTGAACCCTTCCAAGGAAGCCCCCGAACTGATCAGCGTCGGGATCCAGACCGTTGTTGAACGTGCAGACGCTCTCGGTCTGACCTGGGACCTGCGACCGGCCACTGTGTCAGACGGATCGGATCCGGTAGCGGTCATCGCGGCCTATGACGGCGACACTGCCAGCATCGCCATGACCTCCATGGTGGGACCGATCCCCCCGGCAACACGGGTCTATGCGGTGAAGGTCCCTCCGGCCGGTAACTACATCATCGGGTTCGTTACCGAGATCGGGGACTTGGACGCCAACTCCACCACTCAGGGCACGGTTGCCACAGCGGCTGGGACCGAGGTGGCGGTACCCTCCGGATCCTGGGACTTCGAACCGTCCTTCGATTTTCTTGACGATTCGATCTACGCCTGCGACATGTCCGGTGGGGTGTTCGACTCAGCCGGCACCCTGCATCAGGCCCGCATCCGACTCCGGGAAGGTGCAGCGACCATCACCGGCACCCTGTTGGGGTTCTTCCAGGTCAACCTGGTGGCTGGTATCGGCGGCAGTGTGCCGTACTTCTACGCCCGGTCCTATATCAAGAACACGACAGGTGGCACCATCTCCACATTGCTGTCGCTAACGGTCCAGCGTTCAGTGGGTGCGGCCAATGTATCCCTTTTTGGTGACACGAATCAGCCACTGACGGTCACCGCCCACAGAGTGGGTAGCGCTACCACCTTGACTGGCCTGGCCAATTCAGCGTTTGCTTTGACGTAGGAGGTGAACTGATGGCAGTCGCCTTGTACTACGCCTGGGACCGGCTGGGAAGACCACTGGAGCCTGCGCAGCCGATCCGGGATGTGGTGAACCGGCTCAAGGTCGCCTATCCGCAGGCAGCAACAGAGCACCTGTTCAGTTGGTACGCCAACGAGGCCCACTATCAGGCTGAACCGCCCCAGGACCACACCCCGTTTTCGTCTACCGGCTGGCCTAAGGTTTCCCCACAGTGGGTAGTTTTTGCCACCGATGTGATGCACCGCCCGGACCTGGGCGTGGACTGCTTTGTCCTATTCAACTACTGGATCAAAGAGGCTCGGGCCGGGCGCATGCCGTGGCTCAAGTATCTGATCTGGCGGGGCAAGTCCTACGATGTGCGTAGTGGCTGGATAGGCAAGGACGCGGCTGGTCATTTCGACCACATCCATCTGTCGGCCCGGACCGATCACCAGTACACCACTTTGGGTGCCTGGAAATTGGTTCCTGTTCAGGAAGAGGTAGAGGACATGACCCCCGACGAACACCGGATGCTGGCCAATCTGGACCGGACCAACACGGCTGTTCTGTTCGACGCCGACAACATCACCCAGGTCAACGGGGCCGAGACCTACCCGTTCATGATTGCCCGGCGTCTGAAGGTCCTGGAGACCCAGGTAGGCCAGATCCTGGCCCTGGTGCAGGCTGGCGGCACTCCTGGTACTCCGGCACCGACCGTGGAACAGATCGCTGACGAACTAGCTCAGCGGCTGGCCGAATAGCCCGGTTTTCAGGGTATGGAAATGAAGAACCCCAACACCATCTGGGCAGCAGTGATAATCATCTTTATCCTGGTGGCCGGATCGGTGACCCTGACCCTTCTGGACAAGGATCCGTCAGTGATCCTGACCCTGGCGGGTCTGGTCGCGGTACCAGTTCTGGGTGCCTTTGGCGTGGCCGTGTACCAGAAGCTGGATCAGGTCAAAGAGGCCAGCAACGGCAACCTGACCAAACTGATGGAGATGCAGCGGGAAACTCAGCAGCAACTGACCAACCTCGCACTTTCCGTGCAACCTCGACCTGCCTTAACCTCCCTAGAGGACAAGATCCTTGAGCTAGGGAGTTCCAATGAAGGTGTACGTAATCCCGGCTGACGCTCACGCCTGTGGTCACAACCGTTTGATCTGGCCGGCCAACGTGCTCCAGAAGCAGGGCCACAACATCGAGATCGTGCCACCGAAAAAGGGCTCTGGCTTCCTGGCCAAGACGATGGAGGGATCCAACGGCCAGGAGATCCTCACTTCGATCCAAATGCCCGAGGACATGGACGTGGTAGTGATCCAGCGTCCAGCTCACCCACTACAGCCCCAGATGATTGACTGCCTGCGTCAGAACAAGGTGGCGGTGGTCGTGGACATGGATGATGACATGTCCACGATCCACCCCAATAACAGCGCCTTTCAGATGTACCGGCCCCGCTCCGGTAGCCCGTTCTCGTGGAAGTGGGCGGCTGAGTCCTGCAAGCGGGCCACTCTGGTCACCTGCTCCACCCGGGCCCTGCTCAAGACCTATGCCAAGCATGGGCGGGGAATGGTCATCGACAACTATGTGCCCCAGGCGTACCTGAACTTTGACAAGCCCAACACCGGATGCTTTGGCTGGGCCGGGACCACCAACAGCCACCCGGACGACCTTCAGGTGACCGGTAAGGCCACCCAACAACTGGTCGACGAGGGGCACCAGTTGCGGATCGTGGGCGGCGACCGCAAGGTCCAGGCCGCCTTGAAGCTGAACGAGGCTCCGCAGATGACCGGCTCCATGACCCTGGACAAGTGGGCTTTGACGATCGCTGACACCATGGATGTGGGTATGGCCCCTTTGTCCCCGTCCACGTTCAATGCGGCCAAGTCCCGCTTGAAGGGGATCGAGATGTTCGCCCTCGGGATCCCATGGGTTGCCTCCCCCCGGGAGGAATACCGTAGGCTGACCCGGGAGGCGGGGGCGGGCCTGCTGGCCGATCACCCGAAACAGTGGTACAGCCAGCTCAAGGCCCTGTTGACCGATGAGGTTCTCCGCAAGGAGCAGGCCGAAGCGGGGAGGACGTACATGCAAGATCAAACCTATGAGGTCAACGCCTGGCGTCAGATGGAGGCGTGGACCCGGGCGTACGAGATGGAGCGCGGGTGAACCCGGAGATCGGCTCCAAGGTCACACTGAATGACTACAGCTACTACGTCACGCTGCACGGCCCCATGATCATGGGCACGTGCGCAGACTGCGGAGCTGACGCCCTGAAGGTTGGTCACACCGACCGAGTAAACCAGTGGGGACTAAGAGAGAACGCAGGCGTGCCAGTTGTGCGGTGCACGAGTTGCTGGCGACGATTTCACGGACTGGGGATGGCATGACCCACGGTAGATACGCCATCATCCTCACCCACAACCGACCCGAGCTTCTGGAGCGGTGTGTAGCTGCCGTCGGCCCTCAGGTAGATCTAGTAATCGTCATCGATAACGCCTCTGACCCCCCGGTCAACACGTTCGGGTCTGATCCCATGATTGTGATCCGCGACGACGAGCAGCCGCCCAACCTGTCCCGGCTGTGGAACCGGGGTATGCGGGCTGTTCTGATGTTCATCGACTTCCCGTCCGGTCCGCAGACCTGGGACGTGGCCTTCCTGTGTGATGACGCCATCGTGCACCCGGGCTGGTTCTCCGACGTGAGCACCTGCATCAGGAACCACGACGCGGTGATCGGCTCCACCCATCACGTCAGTCCCGTATCCCAGCCGATCCTGAAGACTGAACCGGATCATGATGTGTGGAACCGGATGTGCCCGTGGGCGTTCATCATGCGCGGCGAGAAGGGTTTCGAGGCGGATGAGGACCTGAAGTGGTGGTGGGGTGACACGTTCATGGACTTCACTGGACGTAAGGCTGGCGGCATGGTGATTGCCCCCGGACCCGTGGTACCCAACGAGAAGATGGGCGAGTTTACAAACATTTACAGCCACCTGGGGGAACAGGCAGGTAAGGACGGGGAGACGTTCGCGGCGAAGTATGGAGGCAGACCATGGTAGATCTGAACGAGAGCCCTGGAGCATGGCACGGGATCGCTGAAGGTCACGTCTGGCTCAGCGACAAGGAACGCCTGGGGCTTGCTCTCAAGGCATGCGACCTGTACCTGAAGCGGATCGATGAGCTGGAGCCAGCCGAGGTGTTGGTAAATGATCTCGCTGATGTGCTCTCGCATATGGTCGTCGGTTGGGAGCCAGACTTTGGTTTCGACTTAGCTAAACACCCTGAAGTGGTTCGAGTGATGGCGCTGTACCGCACCTACAGGGAGCTCCGATGAAGCGGATCTTCGCCTGGCAGACCGACACAGCCGGCTGCCGCTTGGTATCGTCTCTATATGGAGTACAACGTCTATGCACTGTCTATTGATGGCTCGACCTATCGTTACGTGGGTGCCACCAAGTATCAGGACGTGACCAAAAGAGCTACGCAGTGGTATGCGTCCCGATTTCAGCAAAATACCCCTTTGGCACACTGGATCAGGGAAGAGGCTGATAAGGGAAACCGTGTAATTGCAACTCTCCTAGAGTCAGATTGCCATGATCAGAGGCGGTATCGAGAGCACTGGTGGATCCTGGAACTACGCCGAAGGGGTCATGATCTTCTGAACGTGAACGGTGGAGGCAACTTCGGGTACACGCATCCATCGTGGAATAAGGGCAGAAAAAATGGACCACCGTCTGAAGAAGTGCGCAGGAAGATTTCTCAGTCGCTCATGGGAAACGTTCCATCCAACAAGGGCAAGCCGATGACCGAGGAGCAGAAGGCAAAACTGAGAGTGCGAGTAATAACAGACGAAACACGAGCCAGAATGAGGGCATCTCGTATGGCGTACCTGGAGAAGCAAGGCAGGGAACGAGCTGCGGCTCGTGATGACCGTCGTGACTAAACGTATCTTCGCAATACAGACAGACACGGCTGGATGCTTTCCTGTACCGCCTCTATTGGCCCCTGAACCAGTTGAACAAGCACAAGTTCCGGGCCCACTGGGGATCCCCCGGTCCTGACATCCTCGACTATGACGTGGTCATCGGACAGCGCATCGCGGGGAAGAACGAGCTGTGGGAGAAGGTGTGCGCTGATCCGGACACCTTGGCTGTCTACGACCTGGACGACGATCTGCTGCACGTGGACCCGCAGAACGAGGCGATCTACAGCATCTACAACCCCATGACCGAGGACACCTGGTACAACATCTTCATAGCGGACCGGGTGAGCGTGTCGACCCCGAAACTGGCCGAGATGTTGGACCGGCAACTGCACCTGGGGGACCGGCTGTTCGTGCTACCCAACTGTCTGCCCCAGTCGTGGATGGACTACCGCCCCCCACCGGCGCCCACGGTGATCGGTTGGGCCGGGTCCATGTTCCATAAGCAGGACTGGCTGACGCTGCCGGGGGAGCTGGAGTCTTTGGCTCGCGAGCACTCGCAGATGTCCTTCCATACCATGGGGGCCAACTATCTGGCTGGCTACCAGTTGCCGGTCCGGTTCACCAACTGGTCCACAATGGAGGCTTACCACAGCCAGATGAACTTCAGCTTCGGGGTGGTGCCACTGCTGCGTAGCCCGTTCAACGACATGAAGTCGCACTGCAAGGTGCTGGAGTACGCCGCCAAAGGCATCCCGGCGGTGGCGCAGAACATCGGCCAGTACCCGGACTTCATCGAGCACGGCAAGAACGGGCTGCTGGTGCACCCGGATCTGGACAGTGACTGGCACTGGCAACTGCGCCAGATGATGGACCCGGCCGTTCAGCTGGAGCTGGGTAAGGCGGTTTACCAGACGGCACTGAACTTCACCATCGAGCGGAACATTCATCTATGGGAGGCTGTCTATGATTCGTGAAGAATGTGCCAGCTGCGGGTCCATGGAACTGAGGTTCTTCCTGGAGCTTGGATCCACACCACTGGCCGGCGCCTTCATGGACAAGGTGGACGACGACCCGGACACCTACGACCTGAGCCTGCTGGTGTGTGAGAACTGCTTCCTGGTCCAGCTTCGCGAGGTGGTGCCGGATGAGGTCCTGTTCAACCAGGACTACATGTTCTACTCCAGCACCTTGGCCCCGATCCAGCGCTATCACCGCGACTATGCCCTGGACCTGATCCAGCGCTACCCTTGGCAGATCAAAGATCTCACGGTGGAGATCGCCAGCAACGATGGTTCCCTGCTACGTCACTTCGCCGATCATGGAGGACGCACCCTGGGCATTGACCCGGCCGGAGGACCGTCACAGGTGGCCCGGGACTCTGGCCTGGACATCCTCACCCAGCCGTTCAACCGGGCCCTGGCCCAGGACGTGCGGGCGGAGCACGGTCAGGCTGGTCTGATCATCGCCAACAACGTCCTGGCCCATGTTGCGGATCCGCACGACTTCCTCAACGGGGTGGCCGATCTGCTGGCCCCTGATGGTGTGGCCGTATTCGAGGTCCAGTACCTGGGGGACCTGTTGGCTGGCAACATGTTCGACCACGTCTACCACGAGCACCGGTTCTACTTCTCGATCAACTCCCTGAGCAACCTGCTCCAGCGGGCGGGGCTGCACATCCAGGGCATCAGAAAGACTGAACCACAGGGTGGGTCGATCCGGGTCAGTGTCAGTAAGGACTGGACCAAGGCTCGACATCACCAGCTCTACACTGAGAGCTGGCTTCGAAACATTGACACCTATAGCTCTTTCCAGGGTCGGGTCCAGCACGTAGCCCACCGACTCTTCAGCCTGATCGACCAGTACCGTTACGGCACCATCGCCGGATTCGGGGCCACGGCCAAGTCCACCACCCTGCTCAACTTCTGTGGCCTGGACTCCGATGTCATCGACTACGTCGTGGACACCACCCCAGCCAAGGTGGGTAAGTTCACCCCCGGCACCAGAATCCCCATCATCTCCCCCGAGCAGGAGCTGGAGCGCGGCTACCCCGACCTGTACCTGCTGCTGGCCTGGAACTACCTGGGCTCAGTGCTACGCAAGTCTGACCTGAGCCACTACAAGTCCACCAAATGGCTGGTCCCGATCCCGTATCCGGTGGTGCTGTAATGCATGATTCAGTTCTGGCCTGGACCAGAAAAGTCCTGACAGTCGAGCATGTCCGTGGTCAACGGGTGATCGAGGTTGGCTCATACAACGTGAATGGATCGGTGCGTCCGATCGTGGGGGCGCTCGGGCCAGACAGTTACCTGGGCATTGACATTGGGGCTGGCCCTGGCGTGGATCAGGTATGTGACCTAGCTCAGGCCCGGTCGCGTTTCGGCCAGTTCGAACTCGTGATCAGCACCGAGATGCTGGAGCATGTGGTCGACTGGAAGATCAGTGTGCTGGCGCTGGCGGATCTGGTCATCCCGGGCGGCTACCTGCTCGTCACCACCCGGTCCCCGGGGTTCCCGTACCATCCGTATCCGATCGACACCTGGCGCTACACGGTGGATGCCATGTATGCGATTGCCAGACTGGTAGGGCTCACTGTTGAGGAGCTTGAAGACGATCCCGAGGCGCCTGGGGTGTTCCTACTGGCGCGTAGGCCGGGCATAGCAGACTTCGATTTTATCCCCGGTGTGACGGCGATGGTCCCATGAAGATCACAGTCGTCACCCCCACGCATCTGGGCCCACGCAACCGCCTGTTCGTTCAGGCGATGAACTCGGTAGCGCTACAGACCCTGCCCCCGGCCGCTATCAGCGTCGCTGTGGACGTAGACCGACAAGGTGCTGCCCCAACCCGCCAGCGGGCCCTGGACGCCGTACAGACCGACTGGGTGGCGTTCCTGGACTCGGATGACATGTTCCTGCCCCGGCACCTGGAGCTGCTGGCCAAGCACGCCCAAGAGACCGGTGCAGATTTTTGTTATTCGTGGTTTAAGGTCCTGACCGCTGACGGTCAGGTCCTGGAGGAGGATCCGATCTTCCCCCTGACCCACTACATGATGCCGTTCGATCCGGACAACCCGATCGAGACCACCATCACCACCCTGGTCCGGACTGAGCTGGCCAAGCAGGTGGGGTTCCAGGTGCTGAACCGGGGGCACAACACGAACTCGGGTGAGGATCGACGGTTCACCTTGGAGTGCCTGGCCGCTGGTGCCAAGATCAGTCACCTGGTCCGCAAGACGTGGTTATGGCGCCACCATGGCCAGAACACTTCAGGTCTGCCCACCAAGGGTGATGCGGTGGCATGATCCACCTATGCAGTCCATCTTCACCTCGCAGACGCCTACGACCCAGGGAAACGATGGGCCGTACAGCCTGGGCACCATCTTCTACAGCGATGTGCCCGGGTTCGTCTTCGGGGTCAGATGGTACGCACCGGTGGCCCTGCCCTCGGGAACGGTGACCGGGGCCCTGTTCAGTGTCACTGACAACGCCACGGGGATCCTGCTACAACAGGTGAACTTCGGGCCCCTGGTCGCCAACACCTGGAACGAGGTGCTGTTCCCTCTGGCCCAGGTGATCCTTCCCAACCCGCAGCTCTACGTGACCACGGTCCTGATAGCTGACAACTACGCAGCCACCCCGCTGTTCTTCCTGGGTCAGCAGGTCACCAACGGGCACCTGACCGCCATCCAGGATCAGACCGCCCCGTTCGCCACCATCGAGAACGGCAAGTTCCATGTGGGGGCTGCCCTGACCTATCCGGAAGACTCCTTCGGTGGTGGCCTGTACTTCGTGGACACCCTGTTCGACACTGTGCTCCCCGGTGGCGGTCACGCCCATGGACATCACCAGCAGCACCGCTCCGCGATCCCGATGATGAGCCTGGGTGTGGGTCTGGAATGACCACCCATCGGCGGTACTTCTTCCAACATCCTGGGGTGTACGCCGAAGACAAGCATGATCAAATCCTGGGCCTGCTGCGCCACCTGGCCGAGAAGTTCTGGTGGTACAACGAGCCGGAGGTGACCGGGGCCCCGTTTGCCCGGCTCACGTTCAGCTTCGAGGTGTGTGGCCGGGACCAGTGGTGGTGTCACCGCCGGGCCATGTGGCTGGCCACCCAGGTCTACGAGTCGATCGGGAAGCGGGGCACCTCGGTACCTGAGCCGATGTGGGAGAACCTGCCCCCACACGAAAACAGGGGCCGCTACCGGGTTTCACCCCAGTAACGGCCCCTGGCCGGAAACACTGGCGCCCCGAAGGAATGTTTCCGAGATTAAGCGAGGCCGCCCTTTACCGAGCTTAGCGACCTCAGACTGCCTCGGAACCGCTGTGTAGCTTGGCGGTTTACTCGGTGGCGTCGTGGCGAAGACAGGATTCGCACCTGTGACCTTCTGGTTATGAGCCAGACGAGCTACTGCTGCTCTACTCCGCTATGAATTTAGGAGGCGGGGCTTTCTGGGCAAGGCGCCCCGCCGAACCTTGAACCAGATACGCCCTGGTGTTGATGGCGTACCCCCAAGCTAGTGAAGGACCTGTTTCATGGCCGATGCGAGTCACCCCTCAAGGCTGTCCTGGGGTCTCCCCAGGCACCATGGGTCCTTCATGTTCCATGGTACCAGGGGGGTGAGGGTATGGGGCGCAGGTCTGGCTAGAGGGATCGGATTCCTTGTCATGACCAGCCTTCGGGCGGTGTCGGATCTCGTGCGGAATGGACCCGTTGACACCCCATACCCAAGCTATTGAGTTAGATCATCAAGCCCTAAAGATCCCAGCACCAGGTCCAGGTCGTAGGCCGACCACTTCTCCTGCTTGGCCTGGCGCCAGATCTTGCGGGCGGCCTTGCGCCTGTAGATCTGTCGCACCATCTCGGCCCGGTCCCGGGCCTTCTGCTGGATCTGCGACATGGTGTCCATCAGGCCGCCTGGTACCAGGTGGACCGGTCTACGTGACCTTGGATCACGTAGGGGTTCAGGGTGCCGACGTGCCAGAACATGGGCACGGCCGTGCATCGGTAGGCGTTGAGATGCCCGGACAGGCGGTGAGCTGCCTTGCGGGCACTCTTACGGTCCGGATACATCAGCTTACTGTGCGTCTGGCAATATCCTAACGCTGTCCCATCTCTCATGGTTGATCCTCCTGTTCTAAGGGTCCCCCCCGTCCACTTTCCCGAAGCAGGGCAAGGAACTGCCCCAGGGGGATCAGGACCGGCCACTCGTGGGCCCGGGTAGCCCCCACCCCCCGCAGCTTGATGACCAGGGCCCCATACAGGGCATTGTCGTTGAGCCGCTCCCGTTCGGTCTCCCGCAGCCACTCCGCCAGCTTGATGGTGGCCCCAGACTTGGACTCCAGGACCACGTCAGGGACCCCGGTGATGTCACCCCGGTCCAGGGTCCCGGTCAGGCGTCTCCGTTCGGCCAGGGGCCAGCCAGAGGTGCGCAACAGGTCCACGATGGCGTTCTCCGCGTCACGACCCTTGGCTTTGATCGCTCGTGGGTTCATGCCGCCATCCTGGCACCGACCGGTTCCGGATCTGGGTGATCATGGTTCGTGTCCCCCAGGACGTAGTAACTCCAGGTTCCCTGCGGCGGATACGTGTCAGGAATGTGGTTCAAGACCCAGGTCTCGGTGACCTTGTATCCGCAGCGGGAGCACGTGTTCTCCCGGACCATATTCCGCACCCCACCACTGGAAATGTAGGAGTAGGTGTGCGCTTCCCAGTCGAAGCCGGTGTCATCCATCTACGTCTCCTCCACGAACCGGAACTGGCGCACCTGGTACTTGTCGACCACGTCCGGATGCTGGCGCCTAAACGCCTCGATGTCCAGCCTGGACTCCAGCCGCTCCACCAGATAGTGCCGGACCAGATCCGGGTACTGCTCCCGCAGCTGGGCCTCAGCCCACTTGTTCATGGGCCGGTAGGTGATCACCTTCTGGCCGTCCACGGTGCCGGCGTGGTTGGCCCCGACCACCTCGATCAGCTCCCGCTTCAAGGCATCAGCATGGGCCTGCCACTGATCGGCGGCATCCTGGGCGTTGCGCCAGAGCGTGACCTTGTCCTTGTCCAACTCCACTACCGGCTCATCCGCATACTTGTCAGGAAGCGGCATCTGGGTCCTCTCCGGTAATAGCTCCAGGGTCAAGCCCCAGTGCTTCCTCGATATCCCCGCTCCAGTAGTACCAAGCGATCTCGCGTTGACCCAGGTCATCAGTTTCCACCTGTTGGCGGTGCATCTGTCGGAGCAGCCGAATGACCTTGGGCATGTCAGGTGGAAGCGGCATCGCCAACAACCTCCTTGAACTCTTCGGGCATCTCCCAGCCCAGGCCATGCAGCCGGCGCAGGGAGTTGATCACCGCAGCGGATCCCTGTCCCGTCAGTGGAGTGTTGACCATGACCTGGTCCATGGCTTCTGGATAGCCTCGGTCTATCTGGATGAAGGGCAGCACGCTGTCCAGCACCACGTACATCCCGCCCCCGGTGATGGTCCAGCGGGCGATCGGTGGCATATAAGACTCGTCCCGGTTCATGTCGTACACGTGGATGTGGGCCTCTGGGCAGTGCTCCAGGCAGCCCCTACGCATCCAGTCCTTGACCGGACGCCGGTCCATGGCCTCGGGCCGGGTGCCGGTGAGGTTGCTCAGCTCCCGGACCACCCCGAACTCCTTGGTCTCCACCATGAGCACGATCTGTGGGGTGGCCCGCATCTGGTTCTTCTTGTGGACCAGGCGGCCTTTAAGGTCAATAACCCCGGCCATCCAGCCCAGCTTTATCGGTGAGATCATGCTGCTCCTGTTTCCGTTGCTGTCACTTAGTGCGGTGGCGTGAATCCGATCCACATCGACTTCACGTGGTTGTCCAGTGCGGCCCCAAGGTGTACTTGTCACTGTTGGGACCCATGTTCTGATTGAACAGGTTGGACGAACAGATGTTGTAGTACAGGCGCACTGGTATCGACTTGTTGTTGATCACCGACGAGATCATGTTGGTCCACGGGGCGCCGACCGTGATACAGGCGTTGAACGGGCCCGTGTAGTAGTACATCTGACCGGCGTACCCGTAATCCTCATACGTGCATAGGTACGCAGCCGGGCAAGAGATCATCGTCGCTGGTGCAGCGGTGAACCCCACTGGTGCGACCTTGTACCCGAACTCACCGAACTTGGGCTGGTCCCCGTGCACGTCCTGATCGTGTGGATCGAAGTACTCGTAGCCGGCGTTCTGGTCGGCATGGGCCGGAGCGGCAGCGACTCCGATCCCGGTCAGGGCCAGTAGCCCCACGATCACAGCGCTCTTGATCCGGTTAAGCATCAGGTTCTCCTTCGATGGCGTGATGGACTGAATTGAGCATGGCGTGGACTACATCATCCCGGCTGATGTTCTCGCCCAAAACCAACTGGGACAAGTCGATCGACCTGACGGTATGGGGCAGATCATCTTTGCCTGGAAACTCCAGCGGTGGGGTGAAGTGGAACACGTCCCCCGCCCAGTAGCCGTGGTCTTTGGGATCTTTCATCTACTCCTCCTTAAAAGCCCCGGGTCCAGGGTGCGCGGCCACACCCCAGCAGCCTGTGCAACAACCTGGACCCGGGAGCCTATCTACTCGCTACCGACGTTGATCCAGCGTTCCAGCGGAACCCAGCGGTCATTGACCTTGATGTAGCACTCGCCCTGGAAGCCAGACCGGGCGAACCTGGTTTCCAGGCCCGTCTGCTCTTGGGCCCGCAGGCAGGTGACGTGATCAGAGTGATTGGCGAAGGCAACCGCTGATCCGCCAATACCAACGACCAGGCCAATGACCGCAGCGACCGACCCCAGATAAAACGGTGCGTCGCTCACTTTTCCTCCATCTCTTCCCCGTGTACCCCGAGTGCCTCGGCCAGCTCAGTGGCCTTCTCCTGAACCTTGTTCAGGGCCTCGGTCACTGTCTCACGGAACCAGATGTTGGCCACCACGGCTCCGGTCACGGCTGCGATCGTCAGGGCCAGAGCCCATCTAGTCTTGTTCATTTCGTCTGTACCTTTCTATGTAGCCGGCTATCTGCGCGGCTCCGGCTCCTGCGAAGAACCCCCACGTGTTATCCCAGAAGTCATAGGACTTCAGGGATATGGCGCCAACGGTGCCAATGACAAGCATCACCGCCCCGCCTACGAGTAGGGCCGGGTCCCGGCGCTTCACCTGATCCTCCGGTTGATGTTGCGATCGAACTCGTTCGACTGGGGCCAGCAGTGGTCACAGGGGGTCAGCTTGTACACCTTGCACTGAAGATCGGACACGGCCAGGCGACGCTGCACCCTGGTCCCTTGTGGGCAGGTGGTGCCGTCTTGACGCATCAGGTGCACGGTCCCCAGGGCGTTGGTGATGAACATCCTCACCGGTCCCACATGCCCTCTAAGGAATTGTCCAGGTAGCTGAGGTAGTCACCCCAGCACTGCGGGGAACAACTGTCGACGGATGCTCCCTCCCGGTCCGCCCGGTAGGGACAGCCACAGTTCATGCACTTGAACCAGGGAACCCCAGCCTTGGCCTGTTCGCTGACAATGGCATAGGCGTCGTGTAGCACGTAGCCGACCCCGTCATAGTTCCTGCGGGCCTCCTCCAAGACCACTGTCCACTCGGGTGTGGCCTTGGAGATGTTGCTGGACCCGGTTTCCGGGTGCTGGGTATCGTATTCATCGATCATGACCGGGGCACCTTGGTGGCGACATCCTGGATGATCTGGAGCACCCGATCCCGTGACACCCAGCCCATCGTGTTGGGCAGCAGACGGATGCGCTGAAGGATCTCCAGGATCCTGGTCTCCTGGATCTTCCGGATCTCCTCCAACAGGTCCGGGGCCATGGATACGGCCGCCTGTGCGGCCACCTGCTGGACCTTGGCGATCAGGGCCCGGGTCTGCATGGTGGTGAACCCGGACGAGGCCAGCAGGGCTCCCAACTCGGTCAGGTCCTGGGGGGTGAACCCCATGACCGGTGGGTCGTAGACGTTCACCCGAACGTCCCGGTTGTTGTTCCGGTACACGGGTGCGGCGGGCAGGTTCTGTTCAGTCACTGTCTCGTCTCCTGATGCGATCTTTCGTGCTCGTCGGCCTTGTTCATGATCTTGTATTCATCAGGACCACTGAATGATGTTGAGCACGTGTAGCAGTGGTAGTGATAACGGCCATCTTCCTCGTCGAGATACACTTCCTCATAAGTGATCCCATCTATCTTGCGCAAGGGATATCACTCCTTGGTCTATAGATCCGCTACGATCCGGCGCCACCGATCATGGATCCGTTTCAGTTCCCACTCGGCGTACTCGTTCTTGTAGATGGCCCCGTACCGGTCCCACATGTCGTTGTAGGAGATGTTGCGGCAGTCACCCAGGTTACGACCGTTTGCCTCGAAACTGGCCTTGAGGATCACGTCGGGTGCGACGGGGTAATACTTGCGCTGTTTCACAGACAGCCCCTTCCGAGACTTCGATGAACTTATCTTCATCCATGTATCCGTAGGTGGTCCAGCACCGACAGCGTAGACACGACACCCGCAGTCCCGGCGAGGTGCGGACCGGGGAGCGGTAGGTGGGCATCGGATGCACCACCTTGCCGATCGGCTCCAGACGCAGGTCCAGGGCACCAGCCTTGCATTTAAGGCAATTCATCTTCCTGTACCTCCATCACTGCGAACAGGTGCTCCTGTCCCTCCAGCTGCTTGGGTGGTGCCGGCCCCCGTGACCGTGACGTTCCCACGCACCCATCACACAGCACCACGTCCAGCTTCTTGCCGGTGAGACTGGGACCGGCGTACAGGTGCCAGCCTCTGGCCCGGGCCCTGGCTACGGTCTTGGCCACCGATCCCTGGTCCAGGACCAGGGAGTTACAGGTGGAGTAGTTGTCACAGTAGATGTTCATGGACCGGACAATCCTCCCTCCAGCACAGGGTCTTCTTGCTGGGCCAGATCGCCTCTTGCGCCACGCAACTGTCCTCGATCAGGACCTTGAACAGCTCCTGTTCTTTGTGGTGGTTGTAAGGCCAGAAGATCCAGGCAGAGTACAAGGCATGGAGCCATCCCTCGATCCGGTCTGAACGTTGAGCCAACCATCCAGACAAGCCATGACAAGGGCAGACCCAGCCGGCCAGCCACTCGTTCAGGTTGTACCACCAGGGGACCTTGACGATGGCTAGATGATCCCCGTCCTTATGGCTCCATACCTCAACCTTGAGCATCAGGTTTCCTTCAGATCCCGAGCATCCACATTGGACGTATCTCCCTTCGGTACGCGGTGCAGGCAGTCGCAGTAGGTGCCACCCTTGCACTGCTCATGGTCCTGGTCACGGCAAGGTCCACAGATGAAGGTCACAGCCCCGACTCCTTCGCCTTACGGGTCAGCTTCTCCAGTTTCTCCATCTCATCCTTCATGTCCATCTCCGGGGTGCGTTCCTCCCAGATGGTCAACGTCCTGCTGTAGGGATAGTCGGTATCCTTCTTCTTCCGCAGATACTTCCAGCGACGCCCACAGTGACACTGCCACACGCGACCCTGACTGGTAATACCGACATCGGTAGGAAGCCTGCACGGGTGGTTCTCCCACTTCCCAGTGCCCGGTTTCTTGATCTTGCGTAGGAGTGTGCCTGGGAAGCCGAGACCAGCGATGAGCAATAGTCCGGTTGCCGTGAACAGGGTGGTTATGACGAGCAGTACTACCTTCATCGAAACTCCTAACTGAGCTTCTCCAAGGTCTGACGGGCCTCGTCCAGCCACTGCCGGGTGGTGAACTTGACCGTCTCCAGAGCCTTGAACCAGTCCTCGCCAACGCCCTCCTCCTGGAAGAGTGGCTCCAGGTCCCTGAGCACATCCTCCAGGGCCCTGACATAGCCCCTGACGGTGGCCAGGGACTGGATCGCGAACCCCAGATCCGACAGAGACCCACCCTCGGCGGGTTGCAGGATCCCGTTCATCGCTTCTCCTTACGGGTATTGCGTTCAAGCCATGGACCCTGATCGAGTTTGATGGCTCCGCATGCACATCGCCGGACCTGGACTCGACCACCTAGCCCAGTAACCCCCTTTGTGTAAACCTGACACCGATGCCACCAACGTGGGACAGGCGCCTCCCACCACTCCATCACCCTTCCTCCTTGATCTTGTTCCGATACTCCTCGATGAAATCCAGGAGTACCACGTACATGTCCGCTGGGGCGCACTGGTGCCCTGCGTGGTACTTGCGCCGTAGCAGTTCCACCGGCCGCCAGGTGCCCAACTCCACCAGAAGACTGGTCAGAATCTGACCCTGGATATCGGTGCGTTGGGCCGGGGACAGGACCAGGCCGAGCCGATCAAGATGCTCGACCGGGTCCCATCCACTACGGTGAGCCCGATCCAGGGCGGCTGTCGCCTTCAGATAGGTCTCAGGGTCCAGGGGCATGGCTACTCGTATCCGATCCCTAGGTTGTCGCAGACTTCCCGGTCACGGGTGGTAGTCGCTGGATGCTCCAGGGCCCACTGGCAGGAACCTTCCTCGTAGCTGGAGCAGAAGTAGTTCCCGTTGTAGACGATGAGCCTTTCGCAGTCAGGACACGGTCCTGCTTCAGGAACCGCGTCACCGCCAGCAGTCTCGATCCAGCGAGCATCCCGGTTCGGTTTCTCCCACCAGAACATGGCTACAGGTACTGCTTGCGGATCAGTTGGGCGATCATCGGGAACGACTGCTCGTGTTCGTCGTTCACGTCGACGACACAGGACTCCGTCTCATCCCACATGAGTGGGAGATTGCACGGCGTTCCTAGCCATTTGCTGAACTCTTCGTCGTGAGAAAGAATCCTCCACTCGACGACGCCCTTCTTCTTCTGCTTCAGCATGGCGGCTATACCTACTCCGATGGCGCACAACCTCAACTCCCCACCGGGGCCAGGTTCAGCCAGTTGTCCACGAGTCTGTTCCCACTTGCCCGACTCCAGGGCCCCGACCCACTTCTCCAGGTTGTCCTTGTTCAGCTCCATCGCTCCTCCTTACAGGTACTGCTTGCGGATCAGTTGGGCGATCTCCCGGAAGCTCAGCTTCAGGTTGTCGTTGACCGACCAGAGTTCGTAGGTCTGCTCATCGACCTTGATCGGTAGGGACTGGAGATCGCTGTAGAACTGGGGAAGACGCTGTATCTCCGCGATAACCTCAGTGACGCCGTACCACCGGCCCGCTTCCACCGAGCCCACTATGAACGTCGGTGTATCCACCCCGATATACGTCATCTCCTGCTGACAGACACGTACGCCCACACCTGCGGCGCACATAGAGCCCTGCGGGGTTCCCAGTCCACCGGTGGTCTGCCGTCCCTGCATCTCATCGGACTCCAGGGCGGCCACCCACTTTTCGATCCGTTCCTTGTTCGGCTCCATCTCAGCTCTCCTGGTTCGGTACGGGGGCCTCGCGCAGCATCTGGAGCACGGCTCGGGCCCCGATCATGGGGTTGCTCCGGGTCACGTACCAGGCTTCGCGGTCATTGTTGTAGAGCGCGGTATCGGCGTCATCGAGGGCCTGCACGACCCCGGTCAAGTCAGCTCCTACCGCCATCGCCTCGATCGATTCGACAGCGAACATGGCTGCCTCTTCAGGGCCATCGATGCTTTCAAAGGTGACATCGAGCAGGCCGCCCAGATCCTCGGGGATACCCCAGATCAGTTCCCCCTGCCGGTGATACCAGTCACCCTGGTCACCACGGGCATCCAGGTCCATGGCGTCGAGCATCCGGTTGAACTTCTTGCGTGAGAGCTTGTTCTCCTGCATGTACTTCTCGCTGGTCAGGCAGCCGTGGAAGCAACCCTTGAAGCCGGATCCGAAGCCAGGTCCGATCTTGACATTTGTTTCAGTGAAGTACGTGCCCTGGGTGATCTCGTCCTGGACCTGGTGGGTCTTCATCCGCATCAGGGCCTCGGCCTTCAGATCCGGGTCACCGTGCCAGGCCAGCATCTTGGGGCGGGGGACTTCGCCAAACGTCTCCCCTGCGATGTTCAGTTCCATGATTCCTCCATCTGTTACTTGGTCAGGGCCGCTTCGCGGGCCACCTGCTCGTAGGCACCTTCAGGAAGGCCGGGACTACGGGTGCCGGTGAGTCGTTCGAACTCATCGATCAGACCGTGGAACAGTTCCAGCTTCAGTTCGTTGGCAGCGATGGCCTGCCTGGCCGTGGACACAGCATCGGCCGTGTGGTGACCAGCATGACCGGTACGAGCTTCAGCAGCGGCTCGGGCTGCCGAGTCGGCGACATTCGCGGCCCAGGCGGAGGCCCCGGGATAGTCAACCTCAAGGGCCTTGATCGCGGAAAGGGTAGCCTTGGCGGCAGCATTAGCAGCCGTGGCATTACCCAGGTTCGGTCTGTCGGCCCACGTCCGGGCAGCAACTATCGCCGTCCAGCAGATCTCCCGGTGCGGGTATGGCACCAGGTCCAGGACCTGTTCGGCGCACCAGGCGGCCAGACGCACGTGCAGAACGTTCAGGTGGTGATCCGACCACCCGACGACTGCTTCAGCAGTCCCGATGATCCGGGCCCCGAGCAGCCACATCTGGTGCGAGCACTCCTGGCACATGACCGGGTCGCCTTTGCGGTGGTTGCACAGGGTGTCGTTGAGCCCGATCGCGGCATCGGCCAGCAGCGGGAAAGTGCAGTCGGGGGCGTCGCTGATCTCGATGTCACCGTTGAGGTAGGAGATGGCGTTCATGATGCACGCCATGCCACTGCCACGGTCGTGTGAGCCAACGGCCAGCTTGGGCAGATGGTCAGGGATGTTCAGTTCCATTATTCCTCCATTGTGGACTCCCCAGAACCGGCGCGGTCTTGGTGGTGCGACAGCACGCCGGCCCCGGGAAGGTTGATCGATCCGTGCAGACAAGCAACTCTGAATGTACCGGGGGTAGGGTGTTCCGTCTACCCCTTACTCCGAAGCCGTTGCCGACCCTCATCAGCCAGCCGCTGAACCGTCTTACGTCGGCTGCCGATAAGCTCGGCAACCTTCATCGCGTCCATGTCCGGCTGGTCCAGCATCTGAAGGATCAGCTCCCGGCGCCGGTCACCCAGCTTGGACAGCAGCTCCCGGGTGATGTACATGATCGCCTCGGCGTAGACGATGACCCGCTGTTCAATGGGTAGGGCCTCGATCTCAGCCCACAATTGGCACTCCCAGGCGGCCATCTCGCTCACTTGGCCACCCTCTTCCAGGGGGCGCTCACCCAGGCCAGCAACCCCTGGAAGCCCAAGAACCAGTACTGAAGCTGAAGGTTGAGCCGGTGCAGGGGATCCCAGTGTTCGCGAGGTGCTCGGTGGTTTCCTATGTAGAAGTAGCTCACATCATCTCCCTTACCTTGAGGGCGGCCTCGATCTCCCTGATCCAGGCCCTGGCTTCAGTTTCAGACATAGTGATCAGGAAGATCAGCTCCTGGTCCCCGGTCAGGTAGGCCGCGATGATCTTGTGGGTTATCGGGTTGACTCCCGCCCTCAGGGACCGTGTCTTGTTCTTGAACAGCCACCCGACCAGGCGGGTGCGCCAACTCATCCAAGGGTCCGGTGGCTGTCGGTCTTCTTCGCCCTGGGACACTGAACCCCTCCATACATGTGGTGCATTTCAGGACATGCTTGAAGTCTGCTTCGCGTTCGTGGATCTTGATCAGGTCCTTCAGGGGTAGGGCCCGGTCCTCTACCGATGGTCCGTAGATGACCCGCCACCCGCAGTCGTAGATGAACTCGATTTCAAGCATCTTCACCTCCTCGTATGAGCACCCTACCCCTCCCCGGTACACAAGGTCAAGGACGCCAAAAAGCCCCCTGACCCGGCTTCAATCCAGGTCAGGGGGCTGGTCTTGGTGGAGGGCCAGGGGTTCTACCCCAAACCGGCCGCACGGTGTCGTACAGGCCCCCCGGGACGCCTCGGTGTTCCTCCGAAGCGTGCGACGTGGGGAAGGTTAGCAGTCCTGGGGGCGGATGCTGTTCCCCGCCTGTAGCGCGTCCAGGATCGCTCCCAGGCCGTACATGTGCGCCTGCTCCTGGTACGCGGTGCGTCGGTTCACCATTCCCCGGTAGCCCTGGTCCTTGTCCAGTTCCTTGCTGGCCTCAGCCCACGGCCCCTGGCCCTGGTTGCGGGTCGGGTCCGCCTGGTAGCGGGCCAGGACCTCTTCCTCCATCTTCTCGATCCTGAGCTGGACCTGTTCGGCCCTGATCAGGAAGTACCTGAACCTCTCCTCGTTTGTCATAGGTCCTCTCCATCATCTTCGGTCTGTGGCGCGGACAGTGGTGCTCTCCTGGAACTGGTGGTTCCCCGCAGGGCACCACCCACCCTGGCGAAGGCACCCATACCGCTTCGGGACAACCCTCCAACCTTCGCGCCCTTTCGTGGGTCATTCCTTACTCCTTAACCGCCAACCCGGCCGGTACCAGGGTCTCCTGGATCACCTTCTGCTGAAGCTCCAGCTCCTCCACGGTGATCTGTGCTCCGAGCGGGGTCAGGAGCCACACCCGGACCTTGATGTTGTGGGGATCATCCGACTGGTTCTTGAGGGTCTTCACCTGAACGATCGCCTGTGACGCGCTCTCGCAGGCGTAGACCGGCCACTGATTGTCGGCCTTGATCAAGTACAACCGCTCGAAGGGAAGACCCTCCAACCTTCGCGCCACGCATCCACCTCCGTGAACCTGTACTTTCTGGATCCACCAACTCTACCAAAAAATAGGGAAACATGCACTGCAAAGCCTTGCTAGCGTTAC